TAATCAGCAGCCAAGCCAACCTTTAACAAAGTTGGAAGGTTCAGAGACTAACAGTTGAAACTATGAGTTATATAGAAGAATATAAAAAATGTATCAATGATTTTGATTATTGGTTAAAACATTATGTTAAGTTTATAGAATATAATACTGACACGAGTGCCCCGCCCATTCAAAGGTGATGATATAGTCCGAACTACTAATAACAAAAGAAATAGTAGAGTATAAAGATAAAGAGCTTTATAGATAACAAAATGGATTATAGAAATGAGATAATGGCAAAGATGAAAGTAACTACAGATGCTGTACCTACAATATATGCTATTGGTGAACCATTTGCACAGTTAGTTATTGTTCCTTACTTAGTTGCAGAGCCAATACTTGTCGATGAATTATCTGAAACAGAGAGAGGAACAAAAGGTTTTGGTGAAGCAGATGAAGTAGCATGACACAAGATGATTTATTAATGGAGTTGCTAGAATTAATTAAATTTTATCAACAAATAATCTATAATTACAGACAATATCCTGATTATAAAAATGAAGATTATACTCAGGAAGAAGCTGAAAAGAGATTAGAATATTATACAAATTTATACGCTAACGAATTAAAATAAAGAAATTATGATTAAGTACTTTCTTGCAAATAGATATTTAGTTAAATTAAATACTGAAAACTTAGATAAAGTTAACATGGTTGATTACCACCGTAATAACATTGATTGGTTATGGATTGTAGATGAAGATGGAGAATTAGACGGTAAGCCAGTAAGTAAAGGTGATATTATTATAAGTTTCTTCGGCATGCCTGGCATAGATAACAGTAAAGAAACAGTAATCGTTAAAGATGAAATATTAAAAGATTATTATAGACGATTTGATGAGGCTCAGGCTAAATATGAAGCTAATATGCAAAATCCTGAACCTTGTGACTGCTGTACTAAGTGCGCTGCATAATGAAGCTGTTTGATATAATTGGAGATAAGGTAGTAGTCCACGCTAATATGTGGGCACTACCGCCTTTTAAAAAGTTCTATGAGTCAACTGAAGATAAAGCTCATGCTGATGATGTAGCAAGTTTTATAATACTTTGTGATTACTGGAATAGTCCGTATGTAAAAAGTATGTCTCTCGAAGATAGAGAAAAAGTGTTAAAGAAACAAAAATTCGGGAAACAAGATTATAAACTTAGCGTTATTGAGCAAGTATGCAGAGATGAATTTAATCTATTGATGAATACTAGAAATCTCAAAATGCTTAATGCAATGAGAAATAAAATCGATACTATCTCTTCTTATTATGAAGAATCTTTAGGTGAAGAACTTGATGAAAAGAAGATTCAAGTGTTATTAGCAGGTATGGAAAAAGTTAAAGGTACTTTTCAAACTATAGACTTCTTAGAGAAAGCTGTTAAATCCGAAGAATTAGAAACAGTTAAAGTACGCGGTAACAACGAAATTAATCCATACGAGTTGAATAAGTAATACAATAAATTAAACTATAAAATATATTTAGCGTTATGAAGAAAGAATACGTATTAGACCTTACTGATTGCAATACTTTTGATGAAATTATTATCGCAGTTAAAACTGATTTAAATGCTCGTAAACAGTTAGGTATGCCTAAAAAACCTTGGTATAAAAGAATATTTGGTTAAAAAATAATATCCGCTTATCTGCTGTGCGGTTCGAAAACAGAGAATATTGTAATTTGAGTTATAGGTAGACTTTAACGTGGCAGTCTTTAAAGAACCACGTGCATTGCCCTCTAATTTGTAATGGTAGCAAGACTGGCTCTAACCCAGTAGGTGCGGGTTCGAATCCTGCGGGGGCGACTAATATCGCGGATTGGTGCAAAGGATAGCATTTGAGGCTCATAATCTCAAGATTCCGTTCGAGTCGGAGTCCGCAACTACAAGTTAAATGAAAAATCAATCATTAACCTCCCCAACCCCTACTCCCCCAGTAGAAACGGGGAGGTTTTTTATTTGCATTAATATGGTATACGACGATTTTTCACACATATACATTATTAAATTATTTGAATTTTCAGATAGAGTATCATATCTAATGAATCACTCAAAAGAAGAAATTTATAGTAATAATTATATACAAATCTGGAAAGATTATGGTAGACTTTACAAAAAGATTTAAAAATACAGATAAATTCCGTGAGCCAGCTATTCACTTCGAGTAGACTGGCTAGTATTGTAATTATGCTATCAATACTACTGAATACTTTCAGTATTGGGATGAATAGAAAAGGAGATGCTTAGATGGGTATAGAACTAAAGATGGAGATTATATATCTGGTTATAATTATTTTTATATCAATTTTTGTCCTATTTAGAGAATAGTCTACGAAGTAATAAATGGTAAAATTAAGAAATCAAGACGATTAGAATTTCCAGATTTCTACGATTATGATGCTTACTTTTTTCAATCTGTAAATGATGCAGAAGAAGAAGGTAAGCATTTGTGTGTACTAAAAAGCCGTAGAAAGGGTTATTCATATAAGAATGCATCAATGGCGTGCAGAAATTATTATCTAATACCTGGTAGTAAAACGTATATTTATGCAAGTAACAAATAGTATCTTACTGAAGATGGTATTCTTACTAAAGCGTGGGACTATATGGACTTTATAGATAAAAATACGGCATGGGGTAAAAAGCGTAGTGTAAATACTACTATGCGTAAAAGAGCTGGTTTTTATACTAAAGATGAATTTGGTAACGAGGTAGAACTGGGTTATAAATCAGAAATAATTGGTGTTACTTTAAAAGATAATCCTGATGTAGTGCGTGGTAAAGCAGGTAAATTAATTATATTTGAAGAAGCTGGTTCTTTTAGTGAATTAGGTGCAGCATGGCAAATTGCTCGACCTTCTGTAGAACAAGATGGTATTGCGTTTGGTACTATGATTGCATTTGGTTGTGTTTGCGCAGGCTCTAGAGTATGGACAGCTGAAGGTAACTGCGTTAACGTGGAAGATATAACATTTGAAGACGGTATAATGGGCTGGGATACTTATCAGGCTTGCCCACAAAATATATCAAATATAAACCCACCTTCTGAGAAATCTTGCTTACGTATAACTACTAATTCTGGTAGAAGTATAGAGTGTAGTATAGACCATCCGTTATTGTGGTCTACACCAGGTAAAACAAAAAGAGTGCCGGGTAAGCGTAACGAAAATTAGCGTATGAAATCTTGGTTGTGGCACAGAGCTGATTTGTGTAAAGTTGGTGACCAAGTAGGTATTATAGACGAGATTCCTTATTTTGGTAAAAAGAAAATGTGGGAACCAAGATTAATTGGTTGGCTTATAGGTGACGGTACTTACGGTTACGATAAGACACCAAGAATAGCCAATTGTGATAAAAACGTAATTGATTATATTTTAGGTAATTTTGACACAGCGATAGAAAAAGAATACACTACAAAAGAAGGTAAAGAATACAAAGAAATTCGTATAAAAGGTATATGTAAACAACTTAGAGAACTAGGTATTTATGGTCAAACAAAAGATAAAAAGAGATTACCTTTAGATATTCATACGTACGATAGATATACTTTAACTGAGTTAATAGGTGGTTTGTTTGACACAGATGGATATATTAGAGTAGATAAAGATGGTAGAGTGAGAATTATTCTGGCGCAATGTCAAAAAGAAATATTATTACAAGTACAAGAAGTATTGCTACATTTTGGTATACATTGCTCTGTTAGGCATATAAAATCAGATAATAGGGAGCATTATTCTAACGGTAGATTAATAAAAAGCAAGAATGGAGAATGGCGTCTAGAAATTAACGATATTACTTCTGTAAGTAAATTCGCAGATAATATTGAATTACGCGTCGACTATAAACAATCTGCATTAGATTTAATTTATTTATTTGCTTAGAATCACTTAGCCAAGTATCATAAATATGTATCAGGTATTCACGCTGAGCGTATTATTAAAATTGAAGACATAGGCGTTTAGAAAATATATAATTTAACCGCTAATGAACAAAATAATTATATTGTAAACGGTATTGTTACACATAATACTGGTGGTGATGAAGATTCTCACTTTCAAACACTAAGAGATATGTTTTATAATCCAGACGGTTATAACTGTATGGAGTTTGAAAACATATGGGATGAATCTGCTAACGGCACTAAATGTGGTTTCTTTATACCACAGTATACTAATTTAGATATACGTGATAAAGATGGTAAACGTCTTTATATGGATAAAGATGGTAATACTCTACTAAAACAATCTCTAGAGTTTATACTTGAAGAAAGACGTAAAGTAATATCAGCAGCTACTAATACTGTTGCAGTAGATAGATATGTTGCAGAACATGCATGTACTCCTCAAGAAGCATGTCTTGAATTTGGTGGTAATATATTCCCTAAAAAAGAATTACAAGAGCAATTATCTAGAATACGTACTAATAAAGAGCTATAGAATTATAAACAAGTTGGTGATTTAATCCAGACAGGAGATGGTCAACTTCGTTGGATTATTAAGAAAACAGGTGATATTACACATTATCCTTTAAAGAAAGATGATGACCCAACAGGTTCTATAGTAATATGGGAACACCCTATGAAAAATGCACCTTATGGTTTATACATTGCTGGTATAGACTCTTATGATTATGATTAGTCGGGTACTAATTCATTAGGCTCTTGTATAATATATAAACGTGTATAGTCTATAGAATCTTATTCTGATATTATAGTAGCTGAATATACTGGTAGACCAAATACAGCTGAAGAATTCTATGAGAATGTACGCAAACTACTTATATACTATAATGCTACTGCAATGTATGAAAATCAGAATAAAGGTTTATTTGTTTATTTTACTAGCAAACATTGTGAATATCTATTGGCAGATTAGCCTGATATAATTAGTGATATAGTAGTTAGTAAATCTACTGTTAATCGTAAAAAAGGTTGCCATATGAACAAGCAAATAAAAGCTTGGGGTGAAGGTCTAATAAAAGACTGGTTAAATGAAATAAACGTCGATGGTACTAAGAATTTATACCATATATTATCAGAACCATTAATCGAAGAATTAATTGCTTACAACGATATAGTTAACGTTGATAGAGTAATGGCAATGATGCAATTGATGATTTATAGGGAACAATTGTTTAATGTCACTGTAAAAGAAAAAGAGAAAGCAAATAAAAGTAGATTACTGTTCGACGGTCCTATCTTTGCGCAGGGATGGGGTGAATCAGAACTATCTGACGGTGCAGTAGTTGAAGATAATGTATATACATTTAGTAATTAATTATGTTAGATATTAAATCATTTCCAATACAAAAACTACCTGCTAGAAAGAAAACAGAATAGTGGAAAAGAGATTGTGTAAATTATATTATTGGTGCAGGTAACGTAGGTGTATACGGATTTAATACTGAACGTACGTCAGAAATGTAGACATACTATGACCTATACAATAGTATATATAATGAAAAAGATTTAAAGTATGTTACAAATCCGTTTAAACAAAAAGATGGTTTCCCTGCTACAGCATAGGATTATAATATAATTAAACCTTATATTGACTAGTTACTTGGTGAGGAAACTAAAAGACCATTTAATTTTCAAGTATGTAGAACTAGTAATGAAGCTGCTAGTGAAGTTCAAGAATAGTTAAAATCGTTATTGGTAGATTATATAATGGCTAGTATTATGGCTAATTTAAGTCCTGAAAATCAAGTATAGTATTAGCAGCAATTAGCTAGTGGTGAAGTAATGCAACCTGAAGCTATATAGAAATATGTAACTAAAGATTATAAAGATATTGCAGAAAGAGCTGCATACTTATCATTAAAATATTTAAAAAAGAAATTAAATCTTACTCATGAATTCTATAAAGGTTGGAAAGATGCATTAATAGGCGGTGAAGAAGAATATTATATTGGTATACTGAATGGTCAGCCTTATGTAGAAAGAGTAAATCCAATGTTCTTTGATTACGAACATTCTGTAGATTTAGAATTTATACAAGACGCTTCTTGGTGCTGTAGATTGATGGTAATGAATCCTACTGAAATCTACGATAGGTTCTATGATAAACTAGATGAAAAGCAATTAAATAGATTATTAGATTTAATTGATGCTAAACCTGGTGTTGGTAATTATCCTAGAATGGAGAAATCTGAATTAGATTACAATCACGTAGATATGCATAGAATTAATATGTATACTAATGATCCGTTTGATTCAGACCAATTAAACGTTTATCATACTTGTTGGAAATCTTTTAAAAAGATAGGTTTCGTTACTTTAACTAACTTTGAAACTGGTGAAGTAGAAGAGTTTCAAGTAGACGAAAGTTATCAAATAACAGGCGAAGAAATAGATGTAACCTGGGATTGGATTGTAGAAGTATGGGAAGGATATAGAGCTGGAGAAGGCGAAGATGCTTTATATTTTGGTATATAGCCTATAGAATATCAACACATATCTGCTGATAATCCAAATTCATAGAAATTACCTTATACTGGTGCGGTTTATAATAATACCAATAGTAGACCCAAGAGTTTGGTTAGTATGATGAAACCTTTACAATATATGTATATTGTTATATGGTATCGTCTAGAATTAGCGATGGCTAGAGACAAAGGCAAAGTACCTGTTATTGATGTTACTTAGATACCTAAAAATATGGGTATTGATATTAATAAGTGGATGCACTATTTATCTGCATTAGGTGTAGCATTTATTAATCCGTATGAAGATGGTTGGGATATACCTGGTAGAGAAGGTGGTAAACCTGCTTCATTTAATCAATTCTAGGCTTGGGATTTAAGTATGGCTAATGTAATAGACCAATACATTAATCTTATGGCTAAGATTGAAGATATGGTAGCTAGACTTACTGGTATTACACCACAAAGACAAGGTTCCGTTGCGGCTAATGAATTAGTGGGTAATGTTAATCAGGCTATTACTCAATCTTATCACATTACTGAACCATGGTTCTGGACACACAATCAAGTAAAGAAACAGGTTCTTACTATGTTATTAGATACAGCTAGATATGCTTGGAAAGATAATAAAACAGTATTAAATTACATACTCGATGATGCTACTAGAGCTTTTGTAACTCTAAGTGATTCTTTCTTCTATGAAGACATGGATATATTCGTAGATGATTCTACTAAAGAAAGAAATGAGTTGGAGCAATTAAGACAATTAATGCAACCTGCTATGCAAAACGGTGCTAGTTTATTAGATATTGCTGAAATTATTACTATGGATAATGTTAATGAAATTAAGCAACGTCTTGAAGAAATTGAGAATAAGCGTATGCAACAAATGCAGGAACAGCAACAAGCAGAACAAGAAGCCCAACGCCAATTAGTAGAAGAACAAAATAGAGTCAAAGAAGAAGAGCTGATGATTAAAGAAGCTGAAATGGATCTTGAAAAATATAAGATTGATACCGATGCTCAAACTAAGATTACTGTTGCTCAATTGAATGCTTATAGAGGTTCTGAAAATATGGATTAGAATGCTAACGGTATACCTGATCCAATGGAAATAGCTAAACAAGCATTAGATGAACGTAAACAGGCATCAGACGAGGCTTCTAAACAATTTGAATTTAATGCTAAAATGCGTGAATCTGAAAACAAGAAAGAGATTGAAAATAAAAAGATTCAACTCGAAAGAGAACGTATGAAGCATGAAACTGAACTGCAACGTATGAGTGATAAAGCAGCGATGGAAAGAGAAAAACTTAAAGCTCGTACAGCATTAAAAAATAGAGTAGTTGGCGAAAGTAAAAAATAATAGTAAAGGAGGTGTGATTATTATGGCATGTAAAGGTGGAAAGAAAAGTGGTAGTAAAGGAAAAGGTGGTAAAGGAGGTAAGTAATGAAACACTCTATTAAAAATAGTAATTTAATAATGTGCTATTCTGACGGAGGTACCATACATATTAAAAAATCTAAAAGAGGTACTTTCACAGCAGCAGCTAAAAAACATGGTAAATCTGTTTAGGCTTTTGCTAAACAAGTTTTAGCAAATAAGGATAAATATAGCAAAGCTATGGTAAAGAAAGCAGTATTCGCTAAGAATGCTTCTAAATGGAAACATTAATATGAAGATAATAGAAAATAAAATAATACCGTTTCCTGGTTATAAAGCAATAAACTTATTTGGTATATTGTTTGTTAGAGAAGGAGCTAAAATATCTGAATAGGATTTAAATCATGAATCTATTCATACTGTTCAGATGAAAGAAATGTTATACATATTCTTTTATGTCTGGTATATAGTAGAATGGGTTATAAGATTATTTAAGAAAGGTAATGCTTATCGCAATATTTCCTTTGAACAAGAAGCTTATAATAATGAAAATAATTTAGAATATTTAAATAATAGAAAACACTATGGATGGTTTAAATACCTTAAGTGACAGAGAGCTTCTTGAAAGAATTTATTTATTATTATTATAGTTATCATAGAGATTAGATTCACCTGAAGCTAATTTAAATGATTTTGCTATGAATATTGCTGCTAATTTAATATCAAATAGACTTTATGAATAGAAATGAATTTAGATAGTACATGAATGAATATAAGTAGGCTAGGGAATCAAACCCTAGCTTATCTTATTGGTAGTGGAAAGCTAATAAATATGCTGAAGGTACAGACGAAGTGACTAACACTGTATTACCAGAAGTAGTTGTAACTCCAAACGGTAATTATATCAATAAACCGTTTGATTAGGATGCTTATAATTCTGCTATGCTAGATGCTTGGGGTAAATAGACCAGAATTGGTCCTGAAGATGTTATCGATTATGTTCCAGTAATTGGTGACATTAAAGGAGTTTACGATGTTGCAAAAGATTTTGCAAATGAAGAATATTTGGCAGGAGCTACAGGTTTAGTTTTAGCAGCTTTACCAAATATTATAGAAAAACCATTAAGAAGATTTGGTAGAAAACTAAAGAGAAATATAAATTTAATTAAAGAATTAAAACCTTATAATCGTAGAAGATAGACAGAATATAACTTTGTAGAAGATAAAATTAAAGATTTAAGAGATGTTTACGGTAATATTTTCAATAAATATTATACAACTGAACATCCAGAAGTAAGAAAGCAAATTAATAAGTAGACTATAGACAAATATCGCAATGCTCAACAAGCAGCAAAGTTAGATGAAGATAAATTATAGGATGAATTAAATTTCTTAAGAGATACATATAATTATGATGATTGGTAGATATAGCATATTACCGACATAATAAACGAAGACCCCAATTATGCTTAGTTTATATTAAATAATCGATAGTTAAATCCATTATCTCAAGAAGCGGTAAATTAGTACTTAACTAAAAATACAACAGCAGTTAGAGGAGTAAGTTTTTCTCCTTAGGTAGCTTAGCAAAAAAATATAAACGATATTGTTAACGAAGCGTTGACAGTTAATACAAGTCGTGAGCGTACTGGTGGAGATAGGTTGAATACTGGTCATACTGGTATATATGTATCGAATAGTGGTGAAATTGCCGACAGGTTTAGTAGACCAATGGGAGATGTTGCAGACGTTAGACCTTCTAGAGCAGATGTTGCTCTAGTTAGATACCCGTATATAAATGACGAAACTTTGCCTATAGAGCAACAATTACGTAACTTTAGACGTAGTATTTATCCTTATGATTTGTTTGCTAGTCCAGATTATAAGACTTTGGCTAAAAATGGGTTTATAGCAAAAGAAGCACAATATACAACAAGGACAGGAGCGTTACTACCGGGATATGAAAGAGCATATTTTGCAGAAGAACCTAATCAGCAATTATTGAATATCGTTGATTAGAATACAACATATACTAATGTTAATAAAAAAGGTAGATGGGCTTTAAATGGGGTAGAATCTTAGCCAGAATTAGAATCATAGTTATTTGAAGGATATAGACCTGGAAATAGTTTTGGAGATTTCGTTAGATTTGCAAGATTCCGTTCACAACCAAATATAACCTCTACTAGTGATGCTTATAGATATGGTATGCCTGCCACTAAAACTGATTATGATTACGAGTTAACTCTTAGAGAAAATTTAAATAGTAGAAAGAACAAATTACTTAAACCAATACTAAAATTAAATAATAATATGTGGTTGCACATATTGGGAAAATTTGAAAACGGTACTGATGGTATAGTCGATGAATTAAAATCTAATTCTAGAACTACTTTAACTCCTGAAGAATAGTAGTATTTATTAAGTAAATCTAGACAAAGATAGAGAATGTCTGGTGCTATTACACCTATCATTTACAATTATTCACAAGAAAAAGATTCTAATTAAATTATTTAATTATGGAAGAAAATAAGAATACATTGGGTGGATTTGAAGCAATATTTGATTCGTTTGTCCCCAAAGTAAATAAAGAAGAAACTGAAGAAATTATAGATAATAACGAAAAAGGTTCTGTAACAGATGACGAACTTGAAGAAATTAAAAACAATCAAGAAGAGCCTGCTCTTAAACAAGTAAAAAATACAAAGAAAGAAGAAAAAGAAGATAAAGAAGAGCAAGACGAAGAAAATAATAAAAATATTAAAGAACCTGAAACAAAAGAAAATGAAATTAAAGAAGATATTGAAGAACCATCTTTTGATGAAGAACAAATGGTAGGTGGATTCTTTGATGCTATTTCCGAAAAATTAGGATGGGAATTTGATGAAAATGAAGAAAAACCAAATACTATCGAAAGTCTAATTGATTACTTTTAGAATATTATTGAAGAAGAAAGTAAGCCTACTTATGCTAGTGAAGAAGTAGAATAGTTAGATAATTTTGTGAAACAAGGTGGTAAGTTGCAAGATTATCTAAAAATAGATGCTGAAATTGATTTAGATGGTATTGATTTAGAAGACGAAGGTTCTCAAAAAATAATAGTAAAAGCCTTACTTAAAGAAAAAGGATTTAGTCAAAAACAAATTGATAAGAAAATTAGTAAATATGAAGATGCAGGCTTACTTGAAGATGAAGCTTAGGATGCATTGGAAGATTTAAAAGAGATTAGACAATAGAAAAAGGAACAGCTATTGGCTGATTAGGAAAAGGCTTTTAAACAATATAAAAAGCAACAACAGGAATTTTATGATAACGTTGTGGCGGAAATAAAAGATTTAAAAAATATACGTGGTATATCTATTCCTGAAAAAGATAAACGTGAATTAATAGATTATATATTTAAGCCTGGCGCAGATGGTAAAACTAAATATCAGTCTGATTATATTAAAGGTGGTGTAAAGAATTTAATTGAATCTGCTTATTTTACTAAAAATGCAGATAAATTGATTCAAGCTGCTAAGAGAGAAGGTAATAACTCAGCAATAGATAAGTTCAAATAGAGTTTGCGGTCTACTTCAGTAAGTGGCAAAACAAAACAGACTACAAGAGCAAATCGTTCTGATGATTCTACTATCTGGGATAATTTTACAAAAAGACTACGTATATCTTAATTAATTAATTAATTAAATATATAGTAAATATTTTAGTATGGAGAATAATATTCTTAATAACCTAGTTTTATACAAAGGTAAATGGTTCTCTGATTTGATTGATACTAATAAGATTAGTATTGCTTCTCAGCAGAGACCTTATGAAGTAGGTACTATCTTGTCTTACGTATTTGGTACTAAAGACCAAGGTTATCAGACTTCTTTGGATATGTTGACTGGTGGTTTGGGTAATGTACTTACCATTGACCAACCGGCATTTGAATGGGGTGTAATGATTGACCAAGACCGTGCTGTTACTATTCGTGATGCTAAGTGGAATGGTGCTGCTATCACAGACGGTGTAACTGCTGGTTTAAATAATACACCAATTATTCTGTGGTTGGAAGATAACTGGTTTGGTCCAGGTGCACTTTTGGAACTCGATAATAAAGAATTCCAATTGCGTGTAGCTGATGCTCCGTATCAAGATGGTAATCTGTACGTATACACGACTTTCATTGCAAATGGTAATCCTGCATCGTATGTACCAGCTGAATATCTTAAGGCAGGTTGCCAAGTATCTCGTCTTGCTTCTGCATACGAAGAATACAGTGAAGAGGCTGATATCCTGAACTACAACACTCACTTCAAGATGCGTAACTATTTGTGGACTGCACGTCTTAGCTATGATATTACTGGTTCCGCTTTCTCTACTGTTATGGCAGTGGCTTTGAAAGACCCGAAGACTGGTAAATCGTCTTATTTGTGGGCTCCGTATCAGGAATGGGTTGCTATGCGTGAATGGTATCGTCGTCTTGAAAGAGGTTTGGTTTACAACAAATGTAATGTTAATAAGGATGGTTCTTGCAATCTAAAAGGTAAGAATGGTCGTCCGGTTATGATTGGTGCAGGTTTGTTGGAACAAATTGCTCCGTCTAACAGACGTTATTATACTCGTTTGACTGCTGAACTGTTGGAAGATTTCTTGGCAGATTTGTCTTATAACGTACTTGGTACTAACGAACGTAAATTCATCGGTTTCACTGGTGAAATGGGTATGCGTGAATTTGACCGTGTACTGAAAGAAAAGATGGCTAATCTGAACTTAATTGATACTGTATTAGTTACTGGTTCTGGTGATAACTTAACTTTCGGTGGTCAGTTCAAGACTTATAAGATGACTAATGGTATTGAGTTGACGTTAAAATATTTCCCGTTGTATGATAATACTACTTACAACCGTCAATTGCATCCGGTTACTTTGAAACCGTTGGAATCTTATCGTATTACGTTCCTTGACCTTGGTAGACGTGATGGTGAAGCTAACGTAGTTAAAGTAGTACGTAAAGACCGTGAATTCGTTAACTGGTGTACTGCTGGTTCTGTAACACCTGCTGGTTATGCTCACTCTAATACTGAAGTTCGTAGTAATGCGAAGGATGGTTATAGCGTTCACTTTTTGGGTGAAGTGGGCATTATGTTAAGAGACCCGCGCGCTTGTGGGGAGCTCATTATGCTTTCAGAGTAAATTTTTTCTAGGAAATAATGTAAAGGTAGTCGCAAATAATGCGACTACCACTTTATACTAACAGGATTAAACTAATTTATAATTATGGAAGTAATCGTTAGAATGACAAAAGTAGACCCTTGGACAGGGTTAATTAAATGGGATAACTGTTTTGATTATGTAGGTTCTTATTGGACACGTTCAGGAAGTAGATATACAGGCTTAAGTAGAGAAAAAGCAAGAGAACTCGAATAGAAGATGGGATTTAACGAAGGTTATTTAGACCCTATGTCAAATTATTGGGATACTTTTGCAGTTAAAATTGGTAAGAAAGATACTATAATCAATACTGATACTCCAGAAGGTGAGCTTCAATATTTATTCTTAAAAGGGCATAAACGTGTAGCAGATGGTATGAAAAATATATCACCATCTACAGATTATGTACTTATTAATAAGGATGATGAAGCAGTAGAAATTAACAAGGCTAGTAAAATTAAGCGTGATGCTTATAAAGCATTTGATAAGATGACTCTTGATGATATGCGTAAATGTTTACGTTTATATGGAGTTAAATCGGACACTCTGTCAAATGAAATGGTTGAAGCTAGACTTAGTGAAAATATTGAAAAAGACCCTGCTAAATTTATTAGAATTTGGGAATCTAATCCTAACAAAGAATATAACTTCATTATTGAAGAAGCAGTAAGTAAGAATATAATTCGTAAGAATAGAGCCACTTATTACTTTGGTACTGATGTAATTGGTAATGGCATCGATGAGGTTATTGGTTTCTTAAAGGATAAGAAGAATTCTGATATATTAGCAGCGATAATGGGTGAAATTAAATCTAAATAACTATGATGACTAGAGTCGATTTACACACAGCATTTAAAGTAGTAATGGATAAAAACTGTTAGAGTACAGCATTTGGTGGTGCTCCTGCATTTTTAGACGCTGAAATAGACTACTGGTTAGATTAGGCTCTGTTTCAATTAGTTTCTACTAAATTTACAGGTCATAATAACTTATAGCAGCCTTTTGAAGGTAGTGTAAAACGTATCTAGGATTTAGAGAAATTAGTTAAAACAGATAAAAGTATATCTGCTTCATTAGATGAAGGTACTAACAGAATTGTAATAACTAATTTACTATAGAATCAAGCCCAAGGTGAAGGTAGAATGTTTTTTGTGAATGCGGTCATACATTGGACTTAGCCTTTGAATCAAGATGTAATTAAAAGAACTCCTTCAGCTACAGTATAGATGATAGACCATTTAGTAGCTAATAGATTCTTAGAAACTTATAATAATAAACCTTGGATTGATACTCCTGTCGCTACTATAGAAGACAATAGTTTACAGATATATGTAGATACTGCTAGTACTCAAACACCTTATACAGTAGATATTACTTATGTGAAATATCCTACAAAAATCGAGAATTTAGGTTCAGATGGCTTAGTTGAGATACCAGAATATATGCATTATGAATTAATAAATATTGCAGTTCAGCTAGCCTTAGAAAATATTGAATCTCGTAGAATAGAAACGAAAACACAACTTAACACTTTAGCAGAATAATTATGACGGCTAGATAGATGCAAATGGAGTTTGAACGAAGGATTTAGTTAATGAATCCTGAATTCGAGCTTAATGATAAACTAACATCAGATACTATATTCTCATTTTTAAATGCGTATACTCAACGTTATATCAAGAATAACTATTTACAAGAAGACGTTGTGCAAGATAATTCTAGAGCTTTAAAGAAAGTTTAGGATGCATTAAAAGGTCTTATTGTTAGAACTACTCTTGAAAAACAACAGAGAGATCCATTTAACATGGATATTTATACTGATAAATTTATCTTACCTGAAGATTATTTTTTATACATTAGAAGTAATAGTAAGGTAAGTTCAACATATAAAGGTGATGTTACAGGTATTGCTGATGCAGACGGTGATGATACTTGTGCTTCTCCACCTTTAAAATATGTACAAATTGTGCCTAACTTAAATATACGTGAAGACGATGTAGAAAAAATAGTATCTACTTATTATAATAGAGCTATTCTACCTCAACCTTACGTGATATTAAATTCAGGACAAGATGACGATACTACTGAAAATGTTTATTTAAACGTTATTCACGACACGTATACTACTATTGAAAATGTAGATTTAGTATATTATCGAATGCCTAAACCGTTTGATGTAATCGGTGTAGATAATATTAATATATTAGATCATTGTGAATTACCTGAAAACGTGCATATGGAAATAGTAGAAGGTGCTGTAGAAATGTTTATTACCGAAGCAAAATATAGATTAACAGGTTAGGCAAGACAACAAAATAATCAGCAGTAATGAAATTCATAGAACTTTAGGAAAGCTTTGAAAGAGAATTAAATCAATTCTATGACGGTCTAAGTAAACCCAAGTCTGCTGATACAGAATGGTGGTTGAATAGAGGTCTAGAAAAATTCTACAAAACCAGATATTCTGGTATAAATTATAAACAAAAAGGTTTTGAACAAGACTAGAAACGTATTGATGATTTACGTACTCTAGTAGTATATAAATAGTTAAATACTAATAAAATATCAGATTCTGAATTTTCGGTTGGTATACCCGACAATTATGTATTATTATTAGGTGATACTGCAACATTATTACCTACTGAAGGTTTAGATTTAAAATGCTGGTAGAAAGATAGCGATGACAATTACATACCTAAAAAAGCTGATACTTTAGAAGTAACAGTAGAAACAATAGATAGAGAAAAAGCTAATTCGTTATCAGAATATAGATTACATTATTGTTTAGCAAGACCTTTAAAATTAATACAAAATCAACATATATATTTGTTTACAGATGGTAAATATCAAGTAAGTCAATATGATATGGTTTATTTGAGAAAACCAGAATATATAGATATACACAAAAATCCTTTTGACGAATATACTGATATGCCTGAACACACTCATTCAGAGATAGTTAAAATAGCAGCATAGATGTATATAGAGAATTAGGGTAACCAAAGGTTGTAGACACATAATCAAGAAGTGAATACAATGGAATAATAATTAATGCGCTTTAAAGTACGTGGAAATTAAACTACACTGTAGTTAGGAAAGTAGGAAATTAAGCGTAAGACTAGCGCAAAGTCTTAATAATTAATTAAAATAAATATGATTACAAACGTAAATTATGTACTCGTTGCTAATGCAGATTGTCCTGCATCGTATAGCAATACTGATGCGTTGAACGTTGGCGAAATTGCATTGTTCGACGAGAATAGAAAACTTATTACTAGTGCAGCTTTGGCTGCTGCTGCTAAATCAATTTATGTTGGTTTATGCAAAGGTACTATGAAGGTAGCTAATCCTTCTACTGGTGCATTGGAAGATAAGAAGGAAATTGAATTTAGTGTAAATATTCAGAGAAATGGTATTCGTAACGTAACTCTGACTGAATACGAAGAACCCGTACAACAGAAGATTACTATTGCAGCTGCTGGTGCTACTATCACTGCTGGTTATCGTTATGTTCTAAGAATCGTTTATAACGACTTATACGAACATCCGGGTCAGTTTACCCATACGTATGAAACAGTAGCTACTTCTACTGATGCTGCAACTCTGTTGAATGCTTTGGCTAGTCAGATTAACAAGCATCCTGGACGTCGTGTAACAGCATCTGTTTCTAGTACTACTCTTACTTTGACTGCATTGGAGAAGGATGATAACGAAGGTAAATATTCTATCAACGAATATTCTGTAGTTAATATGGATGCATCGTTGTATTTTACTATTCCTGGTGCGTTGTTAAGTAACATTCCGGAAGCTGTTCCTGGTGTAACTATTACTAAAGCTGCAGGTACTCCTGGTAAAGGTTATTGGAAGCAAGTACGTGATGCTGAAATGCGTAACATGGGATATAAAGGTATGGTATTTATCGATGCTTATCCTATGATTGTACAGGATAAAGTTGTTGATGAAAACACTGATTACGATTGCTTGATTATTGAAGCTGATAATATTTATTTATCACCTGACAATCAATATCATAAAGATACTCCTATGGAAGTACAATTATATGTTAAAGAAGGTAGTCTCAGTTCCTCTGCTTTCAAAACATATTTGGATGCTTTCGTTTCAGGTAGCGCAGAATAATCATAATTTCTTTATGACCTTTGGCGAGGTTGGGGTTAATCCTCGACTTCGCCTTTTTTATTATAGCCATTAAACTATGGTTATAACCATACAAAATAACAATATCCAAATTAATATTTACGTTAATCGAGATATGACAAGAGATGAAATAATTAAAGAAATTAAGAATTACTTTCAATTAAAGGAGTTGGTATGTCCTCATTGTATTAGTACTTATGGTGATAAATCGTGGTAGTTTTTATCTACTGAATTGTTAAGTACTATTCTTACAATAAGAAAAGATATACTTAAAGTTCCGATGATAGTTAATTCTGGGTCAACATATACTCAAAGAGGTTTACGTTGTAATCAGTGTTAGTTAGTTAAATCTAAAAAAGGAGTTTATATGAGTGCTCATTGTTTGGGTAAAGCTATAGATTTTCATACTAATGTATATACTCCTGAACAATGTAGGAAGCTTATTAAAGAGAATATAGATAAACTTGAATACCCTATAAGATTAGAAGAAGATGTTAATTGGGTACATGTTGATTGTTATACTTTAGATTCAAGTAAGAAACTTGTAACATTTACAGCATAATATGATAGAAAATATAGATATAAATACTGTTACTGGTGTTAATGAAGACTTAACAGTACAAGAAAATATACTTAAATTTAAAGATAGAGATTACGAACCAAATATCTATTCTGGTAAGGGCTATAAAATCTTACGAATCAAAAATGAAAATTGTAATACAGGTAATTGTCTTATATAGGCTGATATAATGGACGATAACACCGTGTATGAAGTACGATATGATTTCGACTTACAGGGTGAAACTATTATTATGCCTAAAAGTTCTGTATTATAGTTTAAAGGTGGTTCTATAAAAAACGGTACTATTCAAGGAGACAGTACTTTAATAGCTGGCTATAATACTGGTAAATTTATAGATGTTGAATTAACCGGTACTTTCTTACTTGACGCATAGTATGTAACTTGGGAAGAAATAGATGGTGATAATAATGCCTATGCTTGTTATAAGAAAGAAGATGGTACATTAGTTAAATTAATGGATTTAACCAATGGTACATTACAAGAAATATTATCTATAGATCACAAAGATAGCGGTTATCAAGCATACAATACTGATGAAGAATATCGTACGCCTTTGTGGTATGATAAAGATGATGATACTTGGCGTTATGCTGATGGTATTCGTTACGATATTAAACGATACGGTAGTTCTTCAGATAGACCTACTACAAACATACCTGTAGGCTTTGAATACTTTGATACTACGTTAGGTAAACCAGTATGGTTTAATGGTTCAAATTGGGTAATATCTACAACAGCTGAAGAATTAGCTAATAGCTTCAGTGCTACAGCAACCGCTGTTGAAAGCGAAGAAGTAGATGCTCAAGTAACTTTACAGGACGATGGTACATTTAAATTTACATTCGCTATACCTAGAGGTAAAGATGGTGCAGACGGTATAAATGCTACAGAAGGACGTGTAATATTTTGTTATAAAGAATCTGAATCAAAACCTTCTAGACCGAACGGAGGATATATTAATACTGAAACTAATGAAATTACATATCCAGAAGGTTGGATAGCAGCTCCAGAGGACATGACAACTACAGTATGGATGTCTCAAGGTATGTTTAATCAGTATGGTATATTAATAGGACAATGGTCTGACCCTGTACGTATTTCAGGTATTGATGGTGAACCTGGTAAAGATGGTTCTAGTATTGAATTTATATATTGCAGAACAACAGATAATACTCCCCCAACAAAACCGGCATCGGTTAATGAAGATGATTATGTACCTCAAGGTTGGTTTGACCATCCATCTGGTGTAGATCCTGTAAATCAATATGAATGGTTTTGTAGTAGACAATTTAAAGATAATGCTTGGACAGAATTTACTACACCTGCCATATGGTCAAAATATGGAACTAATGGTATAGATGGTGATGGTGTAGAATATATATTTACTAGAACTACAGAATAGATAACTCCTGCTACACCTGGTAGTTCAAATGAAGATGATTATGTACCAGTAGGTTGGACAGATAATCCTATGGGCGTAAATTTAGAATATCCTTTTGAGTGGGTATCTAAACGCACTTATTCAGGTATTGATAAAACGTGGAGTAATTTTAGTACTCCAGCAATATGGGCTAAATGGGGTTATGATGGCGAAATAGGTGCAGATGGTAATGCTATCAGATTTATGTATTGTACTACATCTGGACCGGACAATGTACCTGTTGTGGTAAAAGATAATATAAATCCTGGTTCTGTGTGGGGTACAGCAATACCAACTTTAACAGAAACTAATGTGCTTTGGATGATTCAAGCATATTTTACAGCAAAAGGTGAATTAGTTGGTGAATGGTCTGACCCAATATTATTATCAGGTACAGCTGGTTTAGCCCCAGGAGATTATACTGAATTTAGATATGCTACTAATTCTAGTCAAACTACTCCACCTGAATTAGATGAAACTAATCGTAATCCTGCTGGTTGGACAACTGAGGTTCCATATGTTGAAGCCGATAATTATTACATATGGATGACCTCTGCTCGTATACACGGTAGAGATGAAACCTTATTATCTAATTGGACTACGCCTATTAAACTTACAGGTAATGTTGGACCACAAGGTCCTGCTGGTTCAGTACTATTAGATATAGATAATGAAATGGCGCAAGTATTGTGTGACCAAGATGGCAATGTAATAGATGGATTACCAATAACTATACGATTTTTTATGTATTACGATACGGAAGATGTATAGATTACCGGTATTACTAATACACCGGTAAGTGGTGTAACGGTGAATAATGTAGCGATGACTGGTACTTCTACTATCATATCTATTGCTTCTAGTACATCAGATACTATTGAAATAAATTATACAATTACTGGTACATATAATAATAATGTTTACGAGCGTAGTATAGTATTTAGAATTATTAAATTAAAGGATGGGATTAATGCTGTCATGTATCAATTGAGTCCATCTGTTAATGTTATCAAAGTAGATAAACAAGGACAATATTCTGATGCACATGTATCCTGTGGAGTAAATAGTATTGACGGTAATAATGTAATTAGTTTAAGTTCGTTGCCTAGTAATATGCGATTAACTAGAGCATTAGACGGTGGTTCTGAAAGTACATATACTATAAATTCTATTATCAATTCTTCTTCTATATCTAATAAAGTAGTATTTAAATTATATAAAGGTAGTACGTTAATAGATATTGAAACAGTACCAGTTGTGATAGATGGAGAAGACGCGGTATTGCCTAATTGGAAAACTTATATCTATAAAAAATCTGATACTAAACCAAATGCGCCTACCTCTACAGATCCATTACCAAGCGGATGGTCAGATTATCCTGATGATAGCGGTCAATGGTGGCAATGTATAGGTACAGTAAATGGTGTTACGGGTTATGTAATTTCTTGGTCAGAAGTTATTCCCGTTAATGGTAGAGATGGTACTGCACAAGATGGTAAACGATATGAATTTAGATTCAGAGCAAATACTTCTAGTACTCAACCCCCTTCTTTAACAAATAGTGTTAGAACTCCTAGTGGTTGGACTACAAATCCACCCGATTTATCTAGTGGTCAATACTTATGGATGACTGTAGCATTAATTAATTCTGACGATACGCTTAATGGTACATGGTCAGACCCTGTAAGAATTAGTGGTGAAACAGGTCCACAAGGTCCTCAAGGCGATGTCGGTCCAATGGGTCCTACCGGTAATCCTGGTCCTGCTGGTCATGATGGTGTAGATGGTTTACCAGGTATATCTTTTGAAATACGATATTCTTTAGGTACAGAAGATGCTCCGTAGGCTAATCATAGTCCTACAAATCTACAATCTAGATACCCATCCGGTTGGTCTACTGAAATACCTGATACTACTGTGCAATATCCTTATGTATGGTGTATCCAAGCTAGAATAGATCCAGATGATGATGGCATTGTAGGTGGTACTTGGTAGATGATGAGATTATCTGGTCTTAATGGTTTAGATGGTTCTATTGAAGTAAACAGAAGTTAGATTATATATCCTGCTGGTATTTACGATGTAAAGAAGACATACGAGTATTCTGATGAAAAAGCACCATATGTATATGATACTTAGGATGGTAATTTCTATGTGTATAATGGTACTTTTGATTGGTTGGGTACAAACCAAGGTAACGCATATCCTAATCAAAGAACAGATGTGTGGGTTTTGATGGAAGATTTTGAAGCTATATATACTAAAGTTGGCGTTATTGCTAATGGTCTTATCGGCGAAATGGTATTTAACGATGAGTTTGTATTTAGTATGTATGGAAAAAATTCTAGCGATGGTACTACAAATAGCTACGATGAGTTTAAGAAATCTGATCCTATGAACACTAATAATTCATTTAGACCTAATTATTTGTTAAACTGTGAAACTGGTGAAGTTTGGCTTGGTGCTGGCTCTTCTTATTTTAATGATGATGGTTCAGGTCAATTAGCTAATGGTAATATTACCTGGGATACTGAGGGTAACATTACAATAAAAGGTTCATTAACACAAGATTGTGCTAATACTATTAAAAGTAAATAGTATAATTTTGGTTCAGCTACTATTACACTAGCAAATGAAACTGCATCCCATTTTTATTTTGCAGGTCCTACTGCTGAAAGACAATCCATGACAATGAATACTATTACTATAAATGTAGCTAATTGTGGTGGTAGAGAATTTGAATTATCTATGGGTCCAGCATCATTAAATGCGATAAATAGAAGTTCACTTTACGCATTAGCTAGTCAATGTTTAAAAATTCGTATTACTGGCGGTATTAGTGATTATTCTATATAGCCTTGGGGATTGCCCGCCGTTTTGGCTCCTAACCATACATTAAAGTTTAGAGTTTAGGGTACAAGTGTTCTATTATTATATCCTTCTATATCACCAGTTATAGGAAATCTCTCTGTAAATGTTGTTTTAAGTGGTACTACGCCTCTTAATATTGTAACTTATTTTGTTACACCGTTCTTTAACATTACATCTACAGATACATATACTACTTATCTTCCTCATGCGGCTGGTAATATGATAAGAGCATGGACATGCAATTCATCAAAAACTATAACTGGTTTGTCATATTCTTTAGCATATAAAGCGTTGGCTGTAAATTCAATAAACGTTATGGAGTAGACTGCAAATTATTCTAGTACTAGTACATCATATGCAACTAATTGGGCAGTATCGCTAGTACCAGATATAGTTGATGGAGCATTCGGGTCTGTTCTACATACTACTGATTGTTTATATAGTCTACATATTGGATATAGATATACAGGTAATACTAGTAGTTTTATTTACTCACTTGATTGATATTATGAATTATATAATTAATAAAAAGTTAACAAATAATGGTATTGAAATAATTATCAATAACCATGACGAATAGGTAGACCGTATAACAGATATAAAGATATATAGTATATGGGAATGGGAAAAGCATTAGAATGAAGAGACTAATGTTAGAACAACTTCCCCAGCTTTTAATACTACTGTTAAAAAAGAAATACGGTTAACTATCGTTCCTGAAGATTATACTCCTACATTTTGTATTATAGAGTTTACTTTAGTAAATACTGATGAAACTACTAATACATTACATGTAATGTTTTTAAATAATTTCAGTTTATTTAAGGCTAAAGGAATATATCTTGAAGGTTTAGCTAAAGATAATTGTGGTAATGGTTGTGGTTCATTCTGTAATAACTGTGCAGAGTATAAAGACTTACTGGGTTTAATGGCATTTATGCTTCGTATATCTTTACTTAAAGATGCTTATTATTATAATAATGAAGATTTAGCAATACATTATTATAAAGATTTATAGAGATATGTAAGTATGGATAAGATACCATTTACATGTAAATCAGATAATGCTAATGATTATGCTACACCTGATAAATTACATGATTTATATCGTTATCTTAATCATGAATTAAAACATAACGTTAGTCCTTGTGCAAAGAAAGTATTTACTAGTTTAATACTATCAGATTTATATGATTTGTTTTTTGCAATGTCTAAAGGAGCTAAACACGATTGGATACTTGAAGACCATATATGGAATATGGATGATGAATTTTGGTATGATAATAAAATTTGGAAAGATTAATTATGGCAGCAAAAATTAAAGAAGGAATGACAGGTGGTCAAGTAGCAGACATAATTGAACAGAACTTTGAGAATTTAGAGAATAAATTTCAATAGCTGTCAGATTAGTTTGACCATACTAAAGAAGATATAAATAGAACTTTAGATGAATATCAATCTCAAGTAGATGATGCATATGGTTCTATCGCTACACAAGTAGATGAAGAAGATACTACTATTGATAAAGGTAAGATAAAGTTTAAAGATAGGGCTTATGAACCTGATAAGTTTAGTGGTAAAGGTTATAAGATATTAAGAAAGAACATTGTATGTAATACAGAAACTAATGAAGCTAAGAATATCTTAACACAAGATATGATTAATAATGCCAATACTGTATATGAAATACGATATGATTTTGACTTAAATGGTGAGACTATCAATATACCTGAAAATTGCGTATTACTGTTTAACGAAGGAACTATAAGCAATGGTACAGTAGTACTAAATAATACTAGAGTATAGCCTAACGGTTACGATGTTACTTGGTGGATTAAAGCTAACATTAGTGGTAATTATAAAGCTGGTCAAAGTAGATTTGATGAATCTTCGAAATAGCCTCAATGGTGGGATGGTACTAAATGGGTAGATGCCACTGGTGCAGATGTTTAACTTTAAATAATAATTATTATGTATTACAATACTTAGATATTAAATAAATATAATTTTGTATTCACTAATTATGATACAAATGAAGCAATAACTAAACAATCTGTACCTAGTGAATATCGTTTAACTAATACTATATTGTGTTATCTAGATTTTAAAGGTTTCTTACATATAGAATTGTTTGTTGGTACAGAAGAAGATTTAACAGATGATAAATGGATTGATGAAACTAATTGGGTTAGTACAAAGTTAATATATCATAAATGCTTTAATGAAAAATATGATACTGATTTTGCTACTACTGCTATTAAAGTTCCATGCCCTGTAAGATATAGAGGTAACGTATTGCACATACAAGATGTACCTGCATATGATACATGCGGTGAAGTATATTATGAAGATAAGACTTATCGTTATAAATGTATATGCTGTGATGATTGTAAATATGGTAATATTGATAACTGGGAGGAATATGATTTTTAGTTAATCATAGATGATATAGTTAAGATAGTTACTGACTTAATGGAGTAGGCTAATGATATTGATTATGGCATTTTAACTCCAGACGAGGAAATGATTAAGGATTTAATTGAGTAGATATTTAACGAATGGTTAAACGATGAAAAATTAACTCAAATAATTAATGCATGGTTAGAAGGTTGGGATATAACTAATATTGTTGAAAGTTGGTTAGGTGACAATATTAACGATATACTTAATAACTATTTTAATGGAGAAGGCAACGATAACTTAACTCAAATCATTAATGATTTACTTGATGATAAAATAGGGGAATATCTTGATTCTATCGTAACTTATATTAGAGATAATGAACGTGTTATTGCTAATGCTTTAGCTCGTCATGAACAAGCAATAACAGAATTACAGAACGCTTAATGATTACGACTATGGCAATTACTTTTCCAACTTTAGAACACAAATGGATTAAACTATATAATAGTAGTGAAGAGCAATAGTAGGATTATGAAGCTGGTAATTATACAGAATGTTGTTATTGGATTATTAAAGACCCAAATGCAAATGAATCAAATGAATTGACTTATTAGTATAGCGTAAGAACCACAAATAACGATAATAAAAAATTAGGTCATTATTATGGTGTAGAAGAAACCGATAATTGGTCTGGTCTTGAAATAATATGGGGTTATTTTGGTTGGGAATGGAGCGAATATACCTGGAATGAACAAATTCTTCAAGGTGGTAATCTGTTTTTAAAAATAGCTACTTAGAATGTTAAAACTATCACAGATGGTGATCGCTTACAACATATAAATTATTTTTTAGGTTCACAAGATAGTGTTACGAATATAGAGCAATTTAACAATAGTAATATTATTTCAGCTATGAACTTAAACGGTTATAGACCTACCGATACCGTTCGTAATCTTACACTTGCGATTAGTGATTGGAATAATGTTGAAAATGCTAGAGGCATGTTTGAAAATATTCAATTAACAATTGCTAATAATACTTTAAATTTACCTAAAGCTACTGACTGTAGTTATATATTTAACAGTGTGGCAGGTACTACTATTACGTTTAACTGGAACTTTCCGTTAGCAGAAAATTTAAGTTATGCTTTTTATAATGTTGAAGGTGATATTGCACCATACGATAGTAATCAATTTGTACAAAGCAAGGTTACAAATATTGATTACTGTTTTGGAGCAGATAACCTAAAACAGATAAATGTTAATATTTCATAGATCGCCACTGCAACAACTGCTAAAGGGTTATTTAGGGCGAGAATCATTAATAATAATAATAATAATATAGCCTTGCCTGTTTGCGAGTATTTAGATTATGCTTTAGAAGAATGCGATCTTAGTCAAGTAAATGGAATTAATTTTACATCCAACGTTCTTAAATCAGCTAAAGGATTAATTAAAAACAGTACCATTAATAATTCAACTGATACGTTCTTGGATTCCCTTCAATATCTTACTAACTTCAATCTTGTAGAAGATTTTGGTGAGTACCTGATGGATATGAATCACGATTCTACTAATAATAGTGTTACGTTTGATGTCAGTGGGCAAACAGGAGAACATTCTAACGTTACTTTAGTAGACTTTTGTAGCAACGCAAATATAAACTTAAAATTCATAGGAAATAGTAAATGCGTTTATGATAATTTCTGTCAAGGAGGTACTTTAACCATAGATACTAATTCAGTATTTACAGGAGGTTAGAGTTATAATAATATGTTCTTAGATACTACTTTCAATAGTGTAAATTTACCTATAAACATTTTAGAAAACAATAAAGAATACGATAATTTGTATAACGATTGTGTATTTAATGCAGCCTCTGAATTAAACTTTGGAGATGTTGTGGTTAGATCAAGAGATATATTAAAAGGCAGTATTTTTACTCCTGATTTTACTTTTGTTAATTTTGATAAACTTAATGATGTTTGTCTTAATTTCTCATATAACACGACTCAAGATCTATTTGATTATACAATAAGTGACAATATGTCCGATTATATTTGTTCAGATATAGAAGAAATTTCTGATGCTGATACAGCTTCTAGTTATATGGGTTATAAATATTTTTCTATTGATTCTAATTTTAACTGTAAGAAAATAAAACCTCAAACAATAAATTGTTCTCCAAGATATATATATAATGAAGTCACTAGTACGTGGTATAATTGGGAGTTAATAAATAACGATGTAATAGAAGACATGTCCGATGTAATACTTAATTTCCGTGCAGGAATGCCGCATAACTGGCAAAATACAAAAATTTTAATAAACAGCAAAAGTCTAGTTCACCCTCCTAGTTTTAGCGGATCTGACGATTTTGGTACGATTGTCTGTAATTTATATGCTGCTGAAGATTTAATATTATTGGATAATTTTAGCGCATACTGTGAATTCTATATTTATGGAGATTAGTTTTAGTATTTAAAAATTGGTAAAAATATACCGCGAGTAATCTGTTTATATATAGATAGTGTCAACATAGACGTTAATACGTTTACACAATCTGTTAATAATGTAGAAGAGATAACATATATTACATTAAAACAATCTTTTTATAATAAGTTGGACTCAAATACCTAGACACGTTTACAAGATATTTCTAGGGTTTTAACATTATTACAAGATGAAATTGAATGAAATAAAACCAAAAAACATAGTACTAACTCAAACATACGATGAGTTTGCAGAAGGTACTGAACAAATTGATTATACATAGGAAGATTATTTAGCTCAAGTATTAGACTTAACAAGTGTGTTATATACGAACTCTCTTGAAGCTATCTGGGGGTTTATTGGTTTTACTTGGGATAGTTACAATAATTATGGTCATTTTAATGCTACTACTTATCAATTTGATATTATACCATCAATACCAGACGGTAATAGAATATTTAAATTTCCAAGAAATTTTATAAATAATGTATCTTCAAATAATATAAATTTATTAGATAGTGACTTTTCAAATGTAGCAGAGATAGACTACATTATGCAAGACAATAATAAAAATTTAGAATTCGATTGTTCTCACATAAATTGCCCGATAAATTTGGTTAACTCAAATGCGGATAATTATAAATTTGATGCTAAAAATAGAAAACTAAGAATAACAAACAATATAAATAACAATCAGGTAATCTATGCAATAAGTTATCCAAGTCAGTGGAGATTTTAGTATGCCGGTTATCCAAAATATTATTATCTCGTAGATAGTAATAGTGATAAAATACATTACAACGGATTGCTAAATGCGTACGATAAGGATATTATCGGAGGTATTATCTACTGGGATGAAGATACTGAATTTGATGTTGGTAAAATAATAAAAAGTAGTGAATACAATAACAATTATAAAATATGTCTTTTAGCATCAAAAACAAATAAATTTGTATTAAGACCCGTTTTTAAAGATTTACCTCCAACTATTATATATGATATTCCAGAAGAAGACGATTATAATCATGGTGACATAAACGATATTAATTTAGGTTGGCTTAGAGATTCAGAAGATGCTTATAAAAGAGGAAATGAACTTGAAATTATAGTAGACTTTGATATCCAAGACTTCGTTCCAAACGGAAATTACAATATAGGATTTCTATATGACGCTTATTATAGATGTAAAAAATTAACTTATAAAAATCTTGATAAAATTAAAAATTGGATGACTATTTATACCGGAAATGCAAATACAATTTTACCTTCCGGTTTAGTTATATCTCCAGAATATAATAATATAGATATGTTACATACGATTCCGTTCAATGAAATCTTAAATAAGATTAAAAACGGAGATATTACCATTCTTGGTACTACGGAATCAAATTACGAGTCAATATGCCTTTTAACAAAAGCTTACATATATTATAATACAGAACCAATTGAAATAAATTGTCAAGATATTCATTTAAAATTAAATGCTACTTTGTTAATTGACGATACTAACAAATGTGGTCTTGATGTTAAAGGTAATAAATTTGGATATTTTCCATTTAAGCTAACAAATTGTTAGAATTCTCACATAGTGATAGATGAGGCAGGATGCATTACTTATGCTGATAATATTATATATGATAGAACTTATAATATTAGACAAAGTAAATATTGGAATGGACATATTATAAAATATCCTGTTACTTGTTTTTATTATGAATGCGATTCTTTATATTGTTTTTCTGAAACTGCGGATGTCTATTGTAATTGGTTTAAAGGTTACATAGATTGGTCTTGCCCACACGATAATTTAGAACAAATTGTTCCGAAAGTTCATATTAACTTAAAAAGAACTAATTATACAAACAATAATGGAGCAGTACAATTAAGCTGTCCTTTACATATACAAGGGTACAGTAGAATAGATGGTTCTAATTAGACAGAATTTAGAAATGGTTTTACTGATTATTTTATAGAATATTACCCATATGAGTCTATTTAGACAATAGAAGTTATAGAAGAAGACGGATTTTATATTGACTATGATAACGATATTATGGTTACAGGTGTTACACTTGAAGAAGGGACATTAGAAAAAATGAAGAATACTACAATTAAAACAAATAATCCTCAGTATTGGTGTAATTATGATGGTAAGTATGGTACTCGATGGACGTTTTTATTTGATGCTTCTAATTGGAAATGTTTTTATAATTCAAATATCACATTTCGCACAATACAATCTAATGTTAGATTATTCATAAATTCTATTGTAGACAAACAAACTAAAACTACGTGTACTATCACGTTACCTCATGAAAATTTTATTGAACTTACTGAAACAGATAAAAATAAATTAGTATCATTAGGATACGATTTAATTGATCAAATCATATGACATATTACGAATATATTTCTCCAGACGATAGAGTGTTGTTCAATATTCAGTAGATGAATTTTGGAAATCGAATAATTAGTTCACATGAATATGACTTGTATCTTATAGAAAGAGAACTTGCTGAAATGATTGTAGAATATAATACGAAAGATAAAAGTCAAATACCGGTGATGCTAGATAATAATGGTGTTAGTTATAATGACTTAAATGATTGGTTATCTCATATGTTTACCTTAAATGAAGGCGTTATTAAAATAGTTAAAAATACAGAACAAACTAATTAATTATGGATAAAGAAATAAAAAATACTCCTGCCTGTGATACTTGTCAACCTTGCTGTCCTAACGTAAAGATAGACAAGATTGAAGAAGGCATGACAGGTAAGGAAGTAGCTGATTTGTTATATAATAACTTCGACAAACTTAACAAATCCAAAGCTAATAAATGTGTCGAAAGAAAAGTTAGACATCTTCTTAGAGGAGAGAACGGTATCTATAATGAAACAGCTAAGAATAAATTTATACAATAGGTATTCTATACTTGGTCTAAGAAAGATTGGAAAAGTACAATAGATTATGTATTAAACAATGCTCCGTCTATAGAAGTTGGTACTACTACTACATTACCTGCTGGTAGTCAAGCTACTGTTACTGCTACTAAAGATGGTAGAGATGCAGTATTAAACTTTGGTATACCTAAAGGAGATAAAGGGGATAAAGGTGATAAAGGAGATAGTGGTGTATAGTTAGGTGATATAGTATTGTCTTAGGATTTTGGGAACGGCGAGGATACAGTAATGTCACAAAGGGTGATAACAAATATTGTTAGCGAGTATAATGTTTCTGTCAACAATCCTACCAAAGGCATTGACGGAGGCAATAAATATACACTCGAAACGGCAATCACCAAAGTTCCGGCAGAACTTAGGAATGTCGGTTTAAAATGTTCGTTTCTGGACGAGGCAGGAGAATTGGAAACATGGGAGTATCAAGGTGGCTCATGGGCTGTTGGTAGTTTTTCTGAAGTTGGAGCAAATAAATTTTCTAAGGTAGATAAGGTAAATAATTATCTACTTAACTCGAAATTACCTATTACTTATGGTAAAAACCGATATATAACAGGCAGTGAACAGAAAAGTAGATATATAAACAGTAATGGCGAAATTGTAGAGGGAAATGGCAATTATGCTGTTTCATCTTTTGTTGCAATCAATAAAGGAGAAACTTTAGTTTTTAGTGAATTCGCTATAGAAACTATACAAGATCAATATGCCGCTTTATACGATATGTATGGAAATGCTATTGAGGGAAGTGTTGTAAAGTCTAATACATTAACATGGATGGAAGGCGCAGTTTATGCGGCATGGACAATACCAAGCGGGTGGATTAATGATAGCGGTAGCAAGAATTTATATTGTTATGAGCAAAGCAATCCAATTACTACATGGGAAGAACCAAAAATAATTATACCATATTCTATGGTAGAAGATTATTTAAAAGTAAAGGCTGATAGAAAAGAATTAAATGATATGTTTTACGGTATTTCTAAAGCAGAATTGACATACACTGATTTTGGTTCTCAGAGATATATAAACAGTAGCGGAACTTTATCTCAAGCAGGTACTAGTACTGTCTCTAAGATTATCACCGACAATATATTATATTTATACTTTAGTGTATTGAAATTTATAAATTTTAGTGGAGGAATATTTGTTGGATGGTACAAAGGAGAGGGACAATATGTATCTACTATTTTGGAAGCAAAAGCTAACGAATTGCTTAAAGACGTTTATATTGATTTGCAAAATAAACCCGAAGATGCCGAATATATCCTCTTTACACACGATCGCTATACAGAAAACCCTATAGTATATGGGATAACTAATTTGCGGACTCTTATTGATAATAACAAGCAAGAACAATTAGTTATAAATAAGGAAGTAGATTTGAAAATGTCAGAAACACCTAATCTTATAATAGGAAAAAACAAATATAAAAGAGGGACAGGGTTAGATGTAAAAACAGCTTATATCAACAGTGAAGGTAAAATTGTGGCTGGTAATGGTAATGGTGGAGTTACTGCTCCTATTAGAATAAAAGAAGGAGAGACTTTGGTATTTTCTAATTTTAACCCTTCCTTTTCTACTCAACAAAACTATGCAGCATTATATGATATTAATGACAATGTAATACCCGGAACAATTACTCAATCAGACACATTAACTTGGGTAGAGGGAGCGGTATATGCAAGATGGAGTACAAGTACTATTATTGCTGATGAAAATAATTTTTATTATTGTTATGAAATAAACAATCCATTATATGCTTGGGAGGAATATAAAGAATATATTGATGAATCTTTAATTCCCGACAAAGATACCGCATCTTACAGATTTATTGATGTTTATGGAGATAGTATTGGTAGTCAGATAGGTTCTGCAATGGCTAAAATGAATACGCTCAACCCATTGGGAAATCATACCATAAGAAACAACTGTATCGGTGGTGAAAGTTGTTTGGATACATTGGCACATATTGGTATTAGTCCTTATGCGATAGAGCCATTTACCATACCAGCAGATAAAAATACGGTTGTAAACATTAAAATTTCGCCACAGAAATTTCTAAAGACAGTGATAGCTGAAGATGGAGAAAATAAGACTTATATTAATACCTATTATAAAGGAGAAAGTGGAGAAGAAACATCTATTTATGGAGAAGGTATAAATCCTTATGGAAGTCAGAAAAGTTTTGTTAATGGAGTATTAGGAAATTTACTTTTTAAGAGGTCAACTCCAAATAGGGATAATTATGGTTTTCAAAGACAAGAAAATGGAGAAGAAGTTGTTATTGAATCTGTTTCTTATGCTAAACCTGCAACAGTTACAAGAGACTCTATTTTAGTTTGCTTTATGGGAACAAATGGAGGATGGGAACCTATAGATATAATAAACAAAGTGGGAGATAGCGAATATCCAAACTTGACCTTATCGAAAAAAGAATGCGCAGATATATTAGTAAGTTATTATAAACAATTAGCAACACTATGCGCACCGCAATACAACGACTATGTTTTCTTAGGATTTTATATGACAGCATTTGTTGATCAACAATCAGCAGACGGCAGGATTGCATTTTGGGATTACTTTGATATGCGCATGGAGCAAGAGTTTGGATTTAGATATTTGAATGTACGTAAATATCTAAGAGAATATGGATGGAGAGACGCAGGTTATCAACTTGGATTTAGACTTGTATCTGATCCCGAAGGTGGAGAAGGCGCATACAAATACACTTGTTTACCCGCAGATATAGCAGCAGACAAAAAAGCTATACAAGAAGGTAGAATACCTTGGTGTATAGTCAATGGTGAAAGTGGAACACACATGTTATCTAAGCCATCTGCTTGTGTTGCTAACCAAGTATTTAAAAGATTATACGAAATAGGTGCTATATCAGAATACAGACAGATAGATATCTCAACAATTAAAGACGCAGAAAATGCGGATATTAATGAGCCAGATTATGGTAACTAATCCGCCTATAGACTTGGGGTAATTTAGAATAAATCTTTTGTATATTTACACCGTGATTAAAAACTAAATAATCATGGATGAAACAGCACCTACTTGTCAAAAACAGCTTTCTTGACGTCTTACAACTGGTATGAATACCAGAATCCGGATAATATGGAAGAGATAATCTAAATATTTTGGCAGATAACTGATAAACTTACAATTTATTTTAAATATGACAATTAATGATATATCAGGGTTGGCTACTTAGTTAGCCAACCTACAACATCAAATACACGGTAAAGCAACTAAGAATCACAATCATCAAATGGCTCAATTAATAGACTTTGCGGTACCAGTAGCTACTGAAGATAAAGTAGGTGGTATAACTATCAGTGAAGAAAATAAGCGTGAGAAAGACGATGAAGGTAACGATATGCCTAATGATTTCTTAGTAATGCTTACTGAATGTAGTTGGGGTGAAAAGAATAAAGGTAAAGTACATATAGATTATGCCACAACTGAATTACCAGGTATAGTAAAGTCTAAATTAACTAAGACTAATGATGGTGATAGATGGGATGTAGAAATAAGAGAATCTGATGACGGTTATGGGGATAAAGGTACCATGTGGTTGAAAGCTATATACGTAGATGAATCAGGTAATAATGGTATACTTAAATCAGAAGATTATACCAAATATAAAGAATTACTAGAAGAGTTTGATAAATTAAAAATAAGAGTAGAATCAATAGAAACATAGATAGAAATAATACAGTAGAAACAAAGTTCTATGGAATCTACAATAGCGTCGTTAGATAGTAGAATAACTGCTTTAGAATCATCATCTAGTGGTGACAAAGACGAAGAAACAGAATAAATATAAATAATATGGTTACAAATAATATTAAATGGGTAGCTTAGACTATCGCTCCCAACCCTAAAGAAATAGATTATTGGATTGATTTATCTGAAGACACCAATGGTGGTATTATAAAGTTTTGGAATGGTTAGACTTGGGATTATCTTAATAGAATGGATGACCAAGACAGAGATATAGCAGAAGAAATAGCTAGAGCTAAGGCAGCCGAACAACAATTATAGAACAACATAGATTCTGAAGAAGCTGCAAGAATACAAGCAGATAATCAATTAAGACAATCTATAAATCAAGAAATTACTGATAGGCAAAATGCAGACACACAACTATAGAATAGTATAGATAATGTAGAAGAAGACGTAGCCTCTATTCAATTAACAGGTGAAGATGATACTTATACATTGATGGTTGGAGATAGAAACGCCGGTAGTATCGATTTAAGTTCATATGCTACAGAAGTGCAATTAGATACTAAAATGGATAAGGCTGGTGGTGAATTTACCGGTGCTGTTGGCGTACCAAATCTTGCTATAATGACTGGTGATGAAGGAGCTATGGTATATTTACAAAGTAGTTCTACTGAATTCTAGGTTAGAACTGCAAACGCAGGCATAGACTCTATGACATTCACAGTTCAATCTTCTGTACCTTTGAAATTAACTGAATCAGGTATAATGGAGAATGGTGTATATCTTGAAAACAAATATGCACTGCTTACTGATTTAGATGATTTAGCATCGAAAGACGTAGCTACCACATCGTCTAACGGTTTAATGTCTAGTACTGACAAACAGAATTTAGATAATCTTGTAAGTAATACAGCAGGTTATCAGACTGAATCACAGGTAGATGCTAAAATAGCAGCATTAGTAGATTCCGCTCCAGAAACATTAGATACTCTTAATGAATTAGCTGCTGCTTTAGGTGATGATCCTAGTTTCATAACTACCATCACTAATCAAATAGCTAATAAAGCAGATAATACTGTTGCTACAACATCTACAAATGGGTTAATGAGTAGTACGGATAAACAAAAATTAGATAGTGTGGAAACAGATGCTAATCATTATGTATTACCTGGTGCAACTAGCGATGTATTAGGTGGTGTTAAACAAGCAACAACTATTACCGATACCACTATTGATGGTACAGAAACGGCTACCACAGTAGCAACTACATTAAATAATCTTTTAGCTGCATTAAGAACAGCTGGTATTTTGGCATCATAATAAAGGCTATTACGATTAAATTGCTTAAACAACAAAAAGAAACATAATAAATATAATACGTTATAGATAGTGTAAGGGGGTTTTAAATACCCCCTAGAGCTATCAAAAACTATCAAATGCGAATGGTTACACAATGAACGAACTAATGAATTTAATTAAAAAGTTATTTACAGATGGTCAAGCAGCATTATTAGGATTTGTTTCGGGCATAGCAGTATTGTATATGCCGGCAATACCGATTGTCATAACTGTTCTTCTATTTATAGTAACCGACGCTATTTTTGGATATAAAGTATCTAGAAGATGTGGTAAACCACATATTGAATCTCATAAGATATGGAAAACTGTTAATAAATTCTTAGAAGCTTTTTCAGTAATAACTCTAGGTTTGTTAATAGATAAGTACATAACGATGACTTATGAAGAATTAACTGCTGTTAAAGTAGTTGCAGGTGCAATATGTTTAGGCGAGGGCATATCATTATTAGAATCTTTTAGAGCTTTACATCCTCACGCAATACTATCACGAATACTCGCAAAAGTCATTAAGTCTAAAGCAGAGAAGTATTTAGACGTTGACCTCTCAGATATTATCAGTTTAGAAAATACCAAAGATGATACCAAAAATACTAAGTAATATTATCAGTTGGTTATCAAAGAATTTCAAAGTACTAGCAGTGTTTATCATAGGGATATTCGCTGCTTTTGTTGTTTTATAGCATAACCAATTGAAAGATAAGAATAAAGAAATAGATAGACTTAATAATAATATATTGTATTATTAGGAATAGTAGGATACTCTATAGAATGATAATAGAGTATTAAGACTTACTGTTGATGAATTTAAAGACTCTAAAGATAGTATTGTTTAGTAGTTAAATAATGTTAGAAAAGAATTAAACATTAAAGATAAATAGCTTGAGCAAGCTTAGTCCCAGACATAGCAGATAATTGTGGACACTGCGATTGTTGTTAAAGAGAACAACTTTAAAGAGGTTATCAGACCGAATGAATTGACGTCAATCATAATTGCTAAAACAGATTCAATCTTGACAGCAAAAATAGATATCAAGAATACTTAGACTTTATTTTTAAGTTCTAAAAAAGAATATAAACGTAAATATAAAAATTGGTTTAGACGCTTATTAAAATTTGATTTTAAGAAAGAAAGAGTATACAGATACACTATCAAAAACAGTAACGAACTTATCAAAGTAACTGATACTAAGTTAATAACTTTAGAATAATAATCAATATGCATAATAAAATGAAATTGGAACGTCATGAACGCATGTATGGTCCACATTTCACTGAAGAATGTGCATTAAAAGCCGTATCAAAAATGCACAATTCTGATGGTACTAAAGGTGCTCATTGGGATTTAGCACAGGCTACTAAAGTAGCTGAACAATACGGTGTAAATCTAATGTCGTAGAATGTTAGAATAGTTAAATAATGATATACCTACTTGTAAACAAGATGATATTATTAAGGTCAGCTAAAACAGTTGACCTTTTTTATTGTTACGCGCATCGCTCACACGTTCGCTCGTTAGCACTCGCTCACTACATGAATGTAGTGCAAAAGCTCGTAATTATTACTATCGTAATAAATTACTCGCGATGCTCACATATTGCTCGCATCGCTCGCAATTTATTAAATACAAGTCGTATAACAAAAGCTATTGAGTTTTGGTACGAATGTATTACTAAATACACAAAATGTCACAGAGAAGCTTAAAATACGTTTTAAAGGTATTATTTAATACGTATTAATATGACATTAGAAAATTTAATTGATGATATACTTCTTGAAGCTAGAAATAGTAATATAGCAGAAAGTGAGCATCTAAGTAGACATCAAATTGAGTTATGGATTAAAACTTATAGAGCTTTGCTTATTAAGTAGCAAGTAAATAAAGATAAAACCATAGACCCAATGTACACTTAGACTATGCAATTTCATATTTCTAAAATGCAAGAAGAAGGTGAGTTTGGTCACGTAGAATACCGAACAGATGAGAAGTTGCCAAAGTTAATAGATTTTAATTGGCATCCTGGTGTAATATCTGTTAAAGATAGATTTGGGCACTTAATACAAATAGGTTCAGAAACTAAAATGAAATTCTAGAAATATCGTAAATATACTTGTGCACGGTATATTGCGTATATTAAAGATGACTATTTGTATGTAGAAGGTGATAGTAATTTATTAGAATTTATAGAAGTATAGTTAATCGCAGAAGACCCAACAGAAGCAGTAGAATGTTATGACCCGTACGAAGATGAATACCCTTTACCAGCAGATATGTGGGCTACTATAAAACAGTTTATAATGGAAAGGGATATACCTGCTTTAGTTAGAGCAATAACTGATGATACTAACGATACTGATGATAATACATTAAATAGAGTATAGCAGAGTAGAAGATGAATTAGAAAGTAAAATTAGCAGATAAAACAGAATCATATACTATACCTTCTTTTTATAATTATTATTTAGATAGTATAGAAGAAGATACCATATATGATATTCCTTACTCTGTATACCGTAGCATTGTTACAGAGTATTTTTAGTATTTAAGAGATGAGTTAATAGAAAAGGGTAAAAGAGTTAGAATACCTAACAGATTAGGTTATGTATAGATAGTTAAACATCTACCTAAGTATTGGGATAGGCGTAGTTTAAGACTAGATTATAAAGCTACAAAAGAATAGGGTAAGTTAGTGTATTTATTAAATGAGCATTCTAATTTTTATAAATACAGATGCCATTGGGATAAGTAGGATATACTTACAAGTAATAAAACTTGGTATTAGTTAGTTCTTACACGTACTAATAAACGTAGATTAGCGTAGTGTATTAAACAACATCTATTAGATTATGAGGAGGTGTAAATATGGTATATAAAATGGTTAGTAGTAAAGCAGTAGTAGCTAAGATAATAGCAGACCTTAATCTAAGAGAAGATAAAATTAAGATTACAGATATATCTGAGTACATTGGTGAGGCTATGGAAAAGATAGGTGCTGTTACTTAGTTAGATAACAAAACGACTGTAATAGAATTAAAGAATTATCAAGCTAAACTTCCTTGTGATTTATACAGATTAAATTTTGTAGCATATGCTTCAGGATTTACCGGCGGTTGGATACCTATGAAAAAATCTACAGGTGTGTTTAGCGTGTGTGATAAAGTAGATTGTTGTAAGCATCCGCATATGTTAATTCAAGATAGTGAATTAATACCTTTAGTAAAGAACTTATTTAATCTTACAAGTGATAGAGAAGCTTTGGATGTAATAAATAATGATAAAAACATTAGGCAAACTTTAAGTGCTTTATTAAATCAATATACCTGGGGCAAACACCCGTATGCGCATAAAGGTACTAATTTTAGTCCAACAGTATAGTATGATATAAAACCAGGATTTTTATATAGTAACATACGTGACGGGTTTGTAAAGATATAGTACTCGGCTATTTATACAGATGAAGAAGGTATGCCTATGATACCTGATATGACTTCATACTTTGAAGCTATATATTGGTATGTAGCAATGAAACTTATCTTTATAGAATATTATAATGGTACTAAACCATAGGCTTTATATTATGATGCTAAACGTAGCTGGAATTTCTATCGTAATCAGGCATATGCTGAAGCTATGCTACCTAACGGTAATGAAATAGAAAATATTAAAGATACTTGGCATACTTTAGTACCAGAATATGAAGCATACGATGAATTCTATAGTACTACTGGTGATGAACAACATATATTAAATTGGAATAGATAATATGGAAATAAAATCTCAGACAAACATATTTACTGGTGGAATGGATTTGGATTCTGATTTATCTTCTATTCCAAACCAGTCATGGAGTTATGCAGAAAACGTACGAGTTGTTACAAACAACGATGGGTCTACAAGTATTCTGAATGAAACAGATACCGTACACCGTTATAGTATAAATACTAATTGGAAAATGGAAGGTGTTGTATTGGGTGTAGTATCTGGCAAATCGTATAATTTTGAAAGCCAATATACTGACGTAGCTTATGTTTTATTATACAGACTGATTGATAACAGAACTTATAATACGTTAATTGAAATATCACATTTCGATTAGGTAAATCTATCCAATGTTGTAGTTTGTAAAGGATATTGGGGTATTACAACCGATGTACAGATGATACTGAATTGCGAAAACAGAGATGTTTGCAAAGTATATATTACAGATGGTAAAAACACATTAAAAATAATTAATACTAGAACTGGTTATAATAGAGAGATAGAATCTGGTGATATTGATATTACTGGTAAATGTATATTAGAACCACCCAAATTAGGCTAGTTTATTTCTGGTGCATTGCCTGTAGGGCAAGTACAGTATTGCTATTAGTTGTTTTCTAGAAATGGTATAGAATCAGCTATGTCACCTGTAAGTTTAAAAATGCCTATATCTCCTAATGCAATCAATACGATAGACGTAAATGGTTATCCATCTAGTAGGTAGATCAGTAATAGAGGCGTACGATTAAATGTAAATATATCTAATGCTTCTACTCAATTTAATGGCTTAAGGTTATATAGAATACTATACACTAGTTCAACAGACGACCCTACTATAACTTTAATTAATGAAAGTACTTTCAATAATACAGGTAGTAATGTTAGCTTAACGCTGGTTGATGATGGTTCGAATGCTTTAAACGAATTAACAATAGAACAGTTTAATGAAATAAGATTAGTAGATTTTACTGCATAGGTGTTATGTAAAAAAGATAATAGATTGTTTGCTGCAAATATAACTGAAACTACTTGGGATGTAGAATACGATGCAAGAGCTTATCGTTGTAATAAACAAGGTAAAGTAAAACTTACTAGTATAAATACGGAAGATGTTTTAGAATACAAGCTATCTGATATAATTAATGGTAGCTCTATAGTACCTGATACACATGATTGTATAAACCCATTAAATTAGTACATTACGTATCCTCAAGAAGGTTTAGCTGATGATTACTCTTATACTATAGTAAACAATGGTAGTAGTTATGTTTATGGTGGCGCTGGTAAAAACGTAGTATATTATTTTACTATGACCAATTTAACTGAATCAGAAAATAAAACTGTTTCAGATGATGGTGTAGTAAAGATGAAATATGATATTACCACTAATTCTACTAGTAACGCTACAACACAGTTAACAGTTACTACTAGTATACCTAACGGTACTAATTATTCAATACCTGTTAATCCTGGTATAAAAAATTATAGTAATTCGGAAATAGTTACTAAAGCTCTATCGTATTAGAGAGATGAGATATATAGATTCGGTGTAGTATTTTATAATTCAAAAAGTATTGCTTCTCCAGTGCATTGGATTGGTGATATAAGATTCCCGGACGCATTGTGTAAGATTAAGTCTAATTTTACTTTTTCACCGTTTGCGTATAGTGTAAATAGTTTAACTAGTAATAATGCTGTATCTGGTTCTAATGAACTTACATCTAGACCACTTGGTATTAGATTTTAGTTTAGTAATATACCTAACGATGTAAAAGCTATAGAAATAGTAAGATGCAGGAGAACAGAATCAGATAGAACTGTAGTAACACAAGGTGCATTAAGTAAGTTAATGTTGTGGAATAATTATGAAGTGGATGTAACTAATTCTAATGATTTAAGACCTTACATTATACCTGGATTTGCTAGACAACATAACGTAGCTACAATTGGTGTGGATGGTGAAGACGATCATGAATATCCATACGGTTTAACTTATACTGAATCTAATAATGCAGAAGATGTTTTTGAATTTATATCAGCTGATTAGGATTTTAACAAAGATACAGAAATAATTAGACCTGGTGACTATATAGTTCCTTTGTATGTAGCTTCTTCTGTAATACAGTCTACCCCTAGTAGATTAGCACCAGACGAAGGTATACAGTTATATCCGTTTTTATTTAGATTTAATACTTTACCTTAGAATGCAGGTATATAGTTTTAGGCTGAAGAGTTACGTGGTGAAACATCGTATGATTATAATTACACTGGTGCAATAATACAAGTAACAGATACCCCTAGCGATGACCCACACGGAAAAGGTAACATATTAGTTACAGATGGTTTAGAACCATGGTGTTTTGGATCATTGCTTGGCTCAGTTCCAATATGGACAATACCTTGTGCTGAATTTAAATATTTTAAATTTTACGATAGTAGTAATGCTACATCTGGTGGGTATTCTACTACTACACGCAGGTATAGTAAAATGATTGATGCGGTTAAAATAGCATCAAACATACCCAATACTGAAATAGTTACTTCTATTACTGATATTGAGAATAAATATATTGATTAGGTTGGTAATTACACATATCAAAATATTTCCATAGGTGGTTGGAGAAATTTACCTTTTGTACAAGTTGAAAGTACTGTTAGATATGGTATACATGGTGTAACTCTTTTAATACAGTCAGAAGACATGTATGGCGATGACGCTGGTTCAAGATTTGTTGGTATAGACGATTAGAATCCTCAATTGTGTAAACAAATGTCAGATGAAAGTACTTATGGTGTTTAGTCTGTTTTAATTTGTAACATTAAACGTAGATCTCAAGCTCAATACGGAGGTAATAGTTACTTTTCTAGAAGTAATTCTATTTATAATGTAAGTTGCGGATATAGTAAAGTTGAAAGTAATAAAGCGGATATTAATTGTTTTAATGGAGATACTTTCTTAGGTATATTAGACCATACCTATACTAGTTTATATTATCCTAATGATCCATAGTATAATTTATCGTTAAGTAATAGAGCGTATATACAAACATTAATACCGTTAGAATCATCAGTTAATGTATATTTAAGAACAGATGAACATTTTCTATAGAATACATCAGCAGGTTCTAACGAACGTGGTGGATATGCTAATACCTACTATATGACAGAAGTAGGTATAAATGCATTTGGTTCTCAATCTGAACCAATGTATTCTTATAATTCAGCATATAGTAATACAGATGGCGTTTAGAATAAAGTACAAAAAGGTGTATATGATAAAGATTTCAATGAATACCCTACAAGAATAATTACTTCTGATGTAAAAACCAGTGGTGAAATTATAGATAGTTGGTCAAAATTCAGATTTGCAGATTATTTAGATGTAGATAATAATCACGGATATATAACAAATCTGTTAAACTTTAACGGTCGTTTATTTTTCTTTTAGGATGATGCATTAGGGATAGCTCAAGTAAACGAACGTTCTTTAATAACAGACTAGAATGATGCTGAATTAGTATTAGGCACTGGTACAGTACTTGGTAGATACGATTATGTTGTTCAACAATATGGTGATAGTAAAATAAGAGATAAGAGTATAGTTACCAGCACATCTACCATATATTGGTATGATTATGATAAAAATATATTATGTGCTTATAACAATTCTATTATCGAATTATCTAAACTCAAAAAGGTACAAACTTGTTTGAATAATACGGATAAAGAAAATAAATCATCTGTAGTATCATTATATGATAATAAATATAATGAGGTATGGTTTAATATCGTTGATAAGCCATTAATATTTAATGAATAGTGTAATTTCTTTACTAGTTTCTATACCCATGCAATAGATTTCGCATTACCTTTTTCGGATCATATAGCTACTATAAAAGATAATAATATATATTATATACACAATACATATAATTTAATTAATAGTAATGTAGAAGATAAAATCTGTAAATTACAACTGATTATTAATGATAATTATATTCAAACAAAAGTATATGATAACGTATTCTTTGATGCGCAATTAGACGATTTAAAATAGATTACGTCAATAGTATTTACGACTAAAACGTAGTATACAGATGCAATAGATTATCAAGTAATAGATAATAGGGAGGATACTTATAGATTTTTTATACCTCGTGAACATTTAGATGATGTTGAAACTCAAACAAAAGAAAGCATGTCTTATGCAGCAAGAATGAGAGGTAAATATTTGATTTGTGATTATACATTTAATTGTAATGAAGAAAGGCAAATAGAAATACCTTTCATTAAAACGACATATAGAGATTCATTAGTATGAAAAAAAGATTAAAAAATATACCAAAAAATAAATTTGGTGCTACAGATGCAGTTGGCGGTTTGAACGGTGCAGGTTCTATTGTTCAGATAGGTATGCAAGCTGCTTAGAATAGTAAAGAAAATGGTGTAACCGCAGCCAATACTATTGGTTCAACATTAGGTGGTATGGCATCAGGCGCTTCTGCTGGTATGGCTATTGGTGGACCATGGGGTGCAGCTATCGGTGCTGTTGTTGGTGGTGTTTCAGGACTTGTACCAAGTCTTATGGGGCGTAAAGGTTCTGTTGACCCTGTAACAGGTGAAGTAACCGAAGGTTCAGGTATTAAAGGTAGACGTGGACCATCTAAAGATGAATTATATGAACGCTCACGAAATATTCGTGAAAACAATGCTTATCGAGATTATAATACTACAGCAGCATATGACTGGTACTAGGAAAACGGTGCAAATGATTATACACTGGCAGCCAATGGTGGTGTAATACCGAACGCTTTAGCATATGTAGATGATGGTGAATTGTTACGTACACCAAATGGTGAAATAATAAATATACCAGAGCAAGGTAAACCTACGGATAGTAATTTGGTATCTGTACCAGAAGGTACTTAGGTATTAAGTGATACCTTAAAAGTACCAGGTACTAAAGAAACATTTGCAGAAGTAGGTAGAAAATTAATGAAGAAATAGAAATACGGTAATGATATATATGCTTAGAATAGTAAAATGCTAAACGATAGACATAACTAGAAAGCATATGACGAATTACTTACTATACAAGAAGATATGAAGAAAAAGAAAGGTATAAAGAAATCTATTGGTAAATATGATAAAGGTACTAAAAACGTAAGGTCAGCAGATGATTTAAGCTGGGCTAGAGATATTATGCCAACCGATTGGTATCGTTCTACATTGAGTATGATTACTCCTGAAAATATGCAGGATTACAACAATCTTTAGAATACTTATGCTACGTTGGGATTTACGAGCACTAAACCAGGCAATATTATTACCCCAAGTGAAGCGGTAGGAAAATATCAAGGAGCGTTTGATAATTTAACAGATTTAAATGCTGCTATAGGAGATTTATACAGAAATAATAGATTAACAGCAGTTGGTAGTACTGGTGATAGTCCTGAAACGTGGAGAGATGGTTTACCAGGTACCGCTACTTGGTTAAGACATCTTGGTAGAAATGTAACTCCTGAATAGTTATCTTAGATACAATCAAGTTTACATCCTTATGTAGAAGCGTTTATTAATTCAGATAACGGTATGGTTAACTTTAGACGTAACACTAGAACAATTGCTCCGGTAAATTCTAACGAAGTACCATATTTAGATTTAAGTGACTTAGCTAACACTACTCAAGCTAGAACAATACCTAGAGCTACAAGAAACATAACTAATTCAAAAGGTAACGCTGGTAATAATTCTAGAAGTTTCAATATTGGTGATTTAAGTCCTTTAATATCAGGTTTATCCTCATTTATAGCCAACCATCAGAATGCTAAAGATTTAAATCCTGAACCGGTGTATCCAAGATATGCTAGAGCATACTTTAGTCCTGTAGAATACAATATCTAGCCGCAATTAGATGCAATAAACAGAACTAATGCTATTGCTAGATATAATGAAACTCAATTAGCTCCTAGAACTGGTGCTAATTTAGCGTTTGGTATATAGTCAGCTGTTGCTAGAAATAGAGCTATCAACGAAGCGTACAATAACCAAAGAGCCATCAATAATCAAACTCGTGCAAGAAATGCACAAGTTGCTACCGCTACTTCACAATTTAATGCTCAAGCACAGCATACTGCTGATGTAGAATATGCACAGAATAGAGCACAAGCACGTAATTTACGTAGACAATATCGTAGTGCAAATGCTGCAATAATTCCATCAATGTTGCGAGATATACGTTAGAATAAAAGAGATTAGGCTTTGTTAGAATATATGAGACCATTCTTAGAATATGGTTCTACTAGTGAAGCTTTTGCTAACTTAAAAAGAGGAATGAGATAATGCCAGTAAATAGATATGATGAGGCGTCAATTGCGCCGTATGTAGAATAGTATATACCTATACCTTTTGATACTTTGTATAAATTAGGTTAGGTGTATAATACGCAGAGAGATGCGACAGAAACAGCATTTCAAACAGCGTTACAATAGTATAGGGAATTTAATTCACCATCAGCTGTAGATACTTAGAGATGGTATGATTTAACCGTTAAGCCAGCATCGCAATTAGCTAACGAAGTAGCAGCTAATCCAGACATATTGCGTACACCAGAAGGTAGACGTAGAATATAGAATTTTATTAACACTAGACCGTATGCTGAGTTAAGTTAGCTAGAATAGAGTAGGTAGAACATGCTACAAAGACAAAAGAATATTCAAGAGCTAATTAAGGATGGTACTTACTATGAGCCTTGGCATAATATTAGCATGACAAACTACGATACTTTAAGGCAAGGGTTGTTTAATGATATTAATGTAACACCGTATAGTTCTACAGCAGAATTGGTTAAACCTTATATAGACGGTATCAAAGATAGTTACATTAGAACTCAAGATGGATTTGACTATTACGGTGTAACTCCAGAATAGATACAAACCGTAATTGGAGCTAACATGAATTCTTTACTTACGTCACCGCAAGGTAGAGAGTATATGAGACAATACGTTAGAGCTGGTTACAGTCCTGAAGATGCTCAAGCTTTATTAGCTAATAATTTAACTTTAGCTGCTTCTAGATACGCTCATGAGAACAGGAGAACCAATCCTTTTGCTACTATGCAATATAATGATCAATTGATTCGTAGCAGATGGGCAGATCCAAACAATCCTGCTAACAGAGATAAAAATCCTGAAGACCCAAGAAATCCTCGTTACTTAACTAATCAAATACAAACAACAGGTGATAGAACATTCTTAAACGGTAGAATAGATATAATAGCGCGTAATCCAAATTACCGTACCGCTGTAGAACATTTAAATAGTAAAGACCCTGTATTGCAAGAACAGGGTAGAACTGAGTTACAGGCGTTATATAACGCGTATCAATCGCCTCAACAATTATTTAGGTCTGTGTTTGATCAACATGGTACGGTTACAGATAAAGGTGGTTTACAAATGAACACAGGTCAGGTAACAGCAGCTACTAACGACGTGTTAAATAATTTCTCTACCCCTATATCTGGTACTTATGGTAATTTGCTTTTAAATACTATACCTGGTATTAGCGCAGATGCTCAAACTACTCCGTTAGGCAAATATAGAACATTATCTAGTGGGGCTAATTTGGACTTAGCCACTAGAAGCATAGCTGCTATAGCTGGTTTAAATCCTACTCCTTCTGGTAGAAGTAAATTCTTAAATGAGCTCAAAGGCGGTGGTTTAAACAACATGATTGTATTGAGCAACGAGCGTATACTTACTATACCAATTAAAGATAGATTTGGTAAAGATACTTCGTTAAGTATGCAAACTATAAGAGTAGCTATATCTGCTGATGAAGCCAAAGCAAGAGGACTTACAGATAGTGATATGAAACAAGCTGGTGCAGTATTATATACTAAACCTGGTAAAACTACAACTACTACTAGTTTATCTGGTACTTATGATTAGGATGGCGCTACTCCTTCATTTGAAAAAGCTTCATCCAGTACTTCAACAACCAATGGCAATAATTATTGGGTAGTTAATTTAACTAGTGAAGTTCCTATGGACGCTGTAGGAGCAGAATATTTAAATCAATCCGCTTTAAAGAGCACAGTAAATCCTACTACGTATTCTGAATTATATTAGGATGTACAAGACTAGGCTTTCCCATGGGTAACTTTTAATGAAAACAACGAATAACAATTATGGCAAATAATACAGAACTTACTGCAAGCAGTAGAGAACAAATCGACAAAGGTTTCGAAGCGTTACTTTAGGCAGCTACAGCATCTTCTAGTAATGATACTAATTCCGCAGTGATTTATAGTCCTGCGGAATAGTTGATTGATAGATATGATGTTGGTGAAACTCCTGTTATAAATACAGAAGCTAACCAATCAAGTAGCTCTGAAGAACCAGGGTTCTTTACGAAGTTGGGTAATAAAATTGCGGAACTTAATAAATACAATATTAATGAAGCAACAAATCCATTTGAAACTGGTACACCGTATACTACAAATTAGTTATCTCAAGATATTAAGAAAGGGTTTGTTAAAGACGCTGCTTTTGACTTTTTAAGAAGTGGTGTACAAAACTTTATAGAATCTAACATAGGTAATATACTTAGAGATTAGAAAGAATCTGATGATTTAAATTTTTAGAAACAATATTTACAAAACTATAAAGATTTAAATAGAACTAGGAGTAAATTAACCTAGGCTATGCGTTCTGGCAATCAGGATGAAATCGATTAGGCATACGAAGAATATTCTGTTTACAAATCTATGGATGACCAATGGAGACAAGATTATCTTCGTATGAACGATGAAAGAGAAGATTATAATAAATACTATCGGGATGAAGATATTGATAAGCGCATAAACAAAATCAATGACCGTTTGACTAAACTTAATGAGTATATCAATACAGATAGAGATGATATGGAATTCTGGCAAGGTTTACTCAACCAAGTTGATTCTATTTATAAACCAAGTGATGAATGGGAAGATGCTAAAAAGAAAAATTGGTTTTACCAAATACCAGCAGGTATAGCTTCCTCTGTTCCTTCTATGGCTACTAATTTAGCAGCATATGGGGCGGCTACTTTATTAGGCGCGGCTGGTTCTTTCGCAGGTCCTGCCGGTACAGCTGGTGGTGCATACTTAGGTATGAGTTTAATGGCAGGTAGTACTTTGTTATCTCGCAATCAAGAGTCATTAGCTGAAGTATCTGGTGCGTACAAAGGTAAAATCTATGATTTTTTAAATGAAAATCAATTACCGCTTAGTGCTATTACTAATTCAGGAGTAAGACAAAGACTTACAGCTCTTACTGGTCAAGACTATTCTACCGTATCTGATGATAAAGTGTTAGATGCAATGCTGGCATATGATATAGATACTGGTATAGATGAGCTAAATGTTGTTGCCGCTGACGCAAAGAATAGATTAAATGATGTATATAATCGTAATATGGCGTTAGTTGGTGTAGATTTAGCTTAGAACGTTATTATGATACCTGGCGCAGGTAAAATCATTGGTAAGGCTTTATAGAACTCCAATATTGGCGAAGTAGGTACAAATTTAATATATAAAGGATTAGATAAGGCTGTAGACTATACCATGCGTAAAGCCGGTGCTAGTGCAGCTAAGCGAGCTGCCGCTAGTGGTGCTATGAAGTATGTTGTAGAACCTATATATAGGATGGGGGCTAATGCTTTGCTAGAAGGTGGCGAAGAAGCTACACAGTATATGATTTCTAGAGACCCTTCTGATGAAGATAGAGATTGGTATAATCCTTTTGATACTGTTGAAATGATGGCTGAAAATAGCTATGCTTTCGTAAAAGGTATGGCTGGTGTACTTGGTATTAGTGGTGACCCCGCATTAAATTCTGATAAAGAACTTGCCGATAATTTTAAAGTTGGTATGGCTATCGGTTTTCTGATGGGTGGACCTCTTAATATAAGAGATGGTGTACGTAATTATAGAGGGTATACTGCCGGTAGAGACTTAGCTCGTCATATGATGGCTGAATAGATACAAGCTAAAGAAGATGTATATAAATACATCAAGTATGGTGAGAAAGCCAACATGCGTATGGCTGATAGAAAAGCAATGCTAGATGGTATTGATACACAACTTAATGATGATTTCTTACCGGAAGGTTGGACCAGGGAAGACTTAGAAAAAGAAAAGTAGAATATAAATGATATATACGATATAATTGAAAATAATAGTTTTATTAGACAATTTAATCGTGCAGATAGACCAATCGCTGCTGCTTTACTTAAGCACAATGAAGATATACTTGATAGAATGCAATCTTCATATAATTCTATACGTACTCCTGAATTTATTAATAGTGTTTAGAACGCTGTAAATAGACTTATACGTAATACAGAAGGTTTATCTGAAGAAAATGCTACTTTATTAACTAATTATTTTTTAAATAAATATTCTCAACAAGCCATAAGTAGTTATCTAAACAAACTTAAAAGAGCTAATGCAAGACATTCAACACCAGAAATGATGGATTTAATTGATGAAATGTATTTAAATCAATCATCATTACAACAAGAAGCTAATTATATTAACGAATCGTTAAAACAAGCTGGTATTGATAAAACTGTTGAGAATAAAACATTACGTGGCGTTGTTAACAATATTAAAAGTACATTCTTACAAACAATTATAGCAGATAGAGCTTTACGTAAAACTAGACAAGACTATAGTAAATTAAGTTCAGATAAAGCTACAATGCAAGCTGCTATAGATAAGTACAAACAGAGTGTAGTAGATAATACTGAAGATAATGTTTCAACTGTAGAACCTGAAAGAACAGACGATAACACTGCTGCTACAGACACACCAGAAGTAGTATTAAGTACAGATAACGAACAGATTCAAAATAAACCAGAATCAGAAGATAAATCCGATAATAACGGTAATGATGAGTCTAAAGGTCCTGTTCCACCAGCTACTCCTTAGGTTCCTCCTACTCCTCCTTCTCCTCCAGCTTCACCTTCTCCTGAATCACAATCAAAAGTTCCTTTTGATATAACTAATTTACCCACATATGACCCTTCTGAGCCATATACAAATGATGACGATTATACGTAGGATGAATTGACCGAAGAGGATTTTATAAATGAATAGTAGGAGTCTAATATTAATAATGACTCGGATAATCCTACTACATCGGCAGACGAAGGAGCATCTAATGAATCTGATGAATCGCAAAGTAAACCTTTTGATTTAACTAGTTTTTCAACATTTGACCCTAATGAAACGGGTTAGGCTGAACAGGGAGAAGAATAGGAAACTGAAACTCCTAGAACTATACCTACTGAAGCAGCTCCTGTTAATAAACCTGAAATCGTTGATAAAGGTACATCAGAAGAATATAAAGATAAATTGGTAGAAGGCAATTAGAATCTTCCTACTCCACAACCAGATAACAATTTAACAGAAGGTACTTTGTATTATTAGAATACAGATACTCCAATGTTTTAGGGTTATGAATCTGGTAGCTCTTTTAACACTTTCTCTTCTACTCCTGGTAATATAAGTAATAGTTCTATTACTGCTCAAGTAGCTGATTCTAATTCTAAATATGGCGCATATAACCCTAATGACAAAAAGACATGGGATAATGCAGCTGTATATGTTACAATACAAGCTCCTGATGGTAAACAGTACATTACAGCTTTAAAGACAATAGATGGTGCTAAACAGCTTAAATTAGCTCACGGGTAGTAGTTATCACCTGAAGAAGAAAATGGTCTTAGAACGCTTAGAAATACTATTATAGAGGCTAAATTACGTAATCCTAATGCTACTGTTACATTCAATCATGTTAGAATGACTAATGGTCAATTGAATGCTAACAGATAGACTGTTACTAGAGATGGTTAGACATATCAAGCTGCTGTAAATAGGAATCTACAGGAAGTTAAAGGATTAAATTTACCATCAGATTTACATGGATTACTTGATACAGATATAGCATTCGGTATAGGTGAAGGTTATAGAAATAATTTTAGGTTAACTGTATTGAATAACGACCCTGGGCTTAAATATAATCTTGAACAAAATTTAAATGGGCAAGCAATACGTGGTGGATACGGTAATATATTTATCATTCCTTCTGCTAATAGTAACCCGTCAGGATTATAGAATTCTGTAATTAAATTAAACGAGAAACGATTTGCAGATGAAGATAATGCTTTAGCAGATTTAGCGGCTCAAGCTGTATTATATTCTAGGACAAGAGAAGGGTATGATACAGAACCTTTACGTAAGCTATTGATATTTACTGATTGGGAACAGATAAGTGAGAATGACCCTAGATTTGATATAATGTCTGATAAACAGATTAAACTGTTTACACAAGACCAAACTCCAATGCTATAGTTAGGTACTACCATTAGACCATTAGCTGAATATCAAAACGATTAGGGGTTAGCGGAAGTAACAAACTTCATTAAACAAAACTCTCACTGGTCTATGGATTATGAAGGTTTATAGACTCCTATGAGAGATATGTTTACTTCTTATTTTAGGTCTCATTATCGTAACATGGACTTAAATACTATTCCAGATGAAATAGAATTAGCTCCTGGATTTAAGATTACACTTAAAGATTTAGGTTTATAGAAAGTAAATGATTTTAGGAATCCATTACAACCTATACCTGGAGATAATGGTTATACTGGTCTAGAATGGTTAATAAAAGAAGGTAAATTACAATCTGATTTACAAGATTAGATTTATACTAGTCCTTTTATTTATGTAGGCGAACCTGTTATAAATGATAATCCTACTCAACAAGAATAGCAATTAAAGACTGCAACTGAAGACCCAATTAATCCTGAACCATCAACTGTTAAAGAATCTAAATTTAAAGTAGGCGATAAAGTTTCTATATGGAGACCATCTGGTGATATAATTGGTGAAGTAATCAGAGTTCACGGTAATGGTACCATTAGTGTTCGTATGCCTGATGGTTAGGAAAGAATATATGACCAAAATTCTTTAAATCCTATACGTGACCAAGTATAGCAAACCGAACAACCTACTGCTTCACAAGAAGTAAATGTAGAAGAATTTTTATAGAGCGACCCTGTCGGAACGATACAAAATTGGACTAGCGCTGAAAGTACTAGTTTAAGTTTATCAGAATTGCAGATAAAATATTTAAGGTCTTCTATAAGAAGAATATTTGAAGATATAAATAGCACACATTAGCAATTGCATGACAGAGTTTCTAATTTTTCTTAGAAAACTACTGCACCTTTACCAGTATTGAGATATTTGGAGCAATTGTTAGACTTTGTTCATAGCGGAGCAATTACAGTTGACCAAGCAATGAATAAAGTAGAACGCTTGATGTATAAGGATCCCACTTCAAAAGAAGTACAAGATTAGGTTGATGAACTATTCTCTGGTGATGGTATGAATGTAGATGACCTATTCAAAAATTTAGGTGCATATAAAATATCTAACAGAACTTAGTTAAGACACTTTAAACGTATTAATACAGTTAAAGCTGTTAAATGGTTAAAACGTACATTTGGTCTTACAGATGAGCAAATAACTATTACAGATGGAGTAATTAGATAGTTTGCTAATGGTTCTGCTGTATATGGTGTATGTAATGCAGATTGTATTAATATATCTAATATGGCAGTAGAAGGTGTACAGTATCATGAAGCATGGCATAGAGTATCGTTGTTAATGCTTACTCCTGAAATGAGGAAGAATCTGTATGAAGAATATCGTAAACAATATCCTCAGTATAGAAATGTATCAGACTAGGTATTAGAAGAAGCATTAGCTGATAGATTTATGGAATATATGCTTAATGATAAATAGTCTACATTAAGATATTATATTAATAAGATATTTAGAGATATACTTAAGTTTATCGGTTTAAATCGTAGAATAAATCCTAGAAATCTTAATTCTATTTATCAAGCTATTAAGTATGGTGATTTTAAATCATATAAATTAAATGAAGCTAGTGTAGCTGAGTTTAAAAACGCTTATATTGATAATGAAGCTTATTATAAAGTAGGTAAAGATGGCACTCATCAGCCTAATCATTTCCCTACATTATCTGATTTTCACACAACTATGAGTAGTTTGTGCTCTTGTTTATTAATAGCTAATGGAGTTAAATTCATATCTGATATAAATAACCTTAATAAAGGTAAATTATTAGATATGCTTAAAGGAGTTGTATCTAGTTCTAAAACTACTACACAACAAAAAGAATCTATACAAGAAATAATAGATAATTTTGACGATTGGATGTATGAAATGCAACCAATGTTAGCTCAATTAGGCATTAGGGAGATAGATAATAATGAAGAGAATGACTTCTTAGATAGAGAAGAAACAGGTATACAGAACTACGGTAAAGCAGCACATGAGTTTAGTAAAAAGGATAATGCTTTAGGTATAGTAAAACTATTCTTATCTACAATACCGGAGTATTATTATGATTATATAGATACTCCCAACGGTAAGAACAAATTGCTAAAAATGCGCAAAGACCCAATTACTGGTTTACCAAGAGTTTACGATTATGATACTGTAGCTACTCAAGCTTTAAAGAAATTAGGTTCGATAGAAACATATAGTCCTACTCCAGGTGATGACCCAAATAAATCATTGTTAGGAAGATGTGTTACTTTATCTAGAGAAAAGGCTATATTTGCGGCTCTATATCATCGATTATCTAGTATTAAAGATAGTAATCTAGAAACCTAGATATTACAAACTGTAAAATCTGCTAGTCTTAATCCAATAGAAGTAAGTTATTTTACCGATAAAAATGGCGTTGGTTAGTTTAAAGTAACAGATAGTACAATTAAGAGTACTATTAGAATGTTACCTACTGCTTGGTCATCTGTTTTCTTTAATTCTCCGTTAGTAAAGCAATCTGATACTGAAATTACAGTAGATAAAAAAGTAATTAGAAAAATAGTAGAAGAATATGATTAGTTAGTAAAAGATATATTTAAAAACTCTGCCACTATGACTGATACTGATATAGACGTATATCGTAACGGTATAGTTGCTTTGTTAAATTCTGTTGGTATTTAGGTAGACAATGAGGCTATTGAAGAATTATTAAGAGGAGATAGAAAACGTAATTTAGTACAATTAGTATCTAGACGTAGAAGTAGTGATGTTAATACGTTAAGTGCTATATTTGATGTAATATTAGCAGATATTGCTTCGGACAAACCTAGTAGAGCAGTACAATTAGATTAGATATACACTAGACGTAGAGCAGACCACATTATAAATAGGATTGCATATGCCCAGGCTACTGCTGCTCCATAGAATAACGAACTAAATGTGTTAGGACCTAACAACAATATATTTTATTTAAAAACACAAAATAATTATTGTACTGATTTAGTCCGTAGACTTAATGAACACGACGCTTCTACTTTAACTGGTATAAATAATGACATATATTGTAATTCATCTTTAATAAAATCAGCAGTAAATTCTAATCACCCTATAAAATTACACACATTTATTAATTTTTATGGTAACAATAGTGGTGATAAAGGTAGGGAATATTTACAAGTATCGCCTACAGAGGATTACGTGTTAAAAATGTCGTTAACGTGGAATAATTTTATCATATTCCCTACTATGGCAGATAAGAAAACTTGGAATGTAATATCTGGGTGTACTTTGTTTAACAAACCATTTAACATAACATAGCAAGAAGATGGTTCTTTATACATATAGTTTGACCAGGAAGCGTTAGACTAGATGTATGGATACTGGAAAGATGAATTTGAATCTATAGTTCAGTACTGGAAATCATTACCCAATGTGACTACTAAAATTAAAAATTATCACACTAAAAACCTTGGTGGTAAGTTTAGACATTTTAAAGGTTATTATGAAGTAGTAAATGGTAAGCGTACTTATATAGATTTAAATAAGATTATAGATGCTGGTATAAAGAATGGTACAGTATTAGAAACATTAGAATAGATAAGATAGGATTTATTTACTCAAGATAAAATAGAATATACAGAAGGTAGAATAAATAATAATCTATTCTTAGAACTTTAGAACGAATTAGAAACTGCTTGTAATTTAGGACTAATTAATAGAGATTCTACTAATCCTAAAAAATTAAGTAATAAATTAATGGATTCTAGAGTGTATGAAGAAGTTAAAAGTTGGTATATAAATTCTCCAAATCAAGCTATACGTAATAATGCTGATAGGTATGCAGTAATGACTATGATTGGTAATCACATGTTAAATGCTAATGTTTCTAAGTTAGAAACAGAAAAGATATTTACAGGTGATTTAGCTTTCTATAAAGATACTGATGACTAGATTAAACGCCTTGGAGCTGTATTATCTACTGGAGATAATATGCGTACTCAATGGTTAACTAACAATCCTCAGTTCACACCTGAATATAGAAGATTACAAGCTAGGTAGACTTATACTTGTGCCATATTCAATGATAATATGATACCTTCTAAATAGTATCAAACTTTATTAGATAAGTTTACTTATGCTAATGTTAGAAACTTGTTAATAGAGAAAGAAGGTCTTACTGAATCTCAGGTAGATGAACTGATGAAGAATCAAGAGTCTGCTAAAGAACAATATCCTTTTATATACGAATTAGCTGGTAATCTCGCTAAAGAAGATGCAGACGCTTATGGTTTAAGTGACGGATAGGGTAACATTAATCAAGCCGATGCTGCTGTATATATTAGACCACAGATGTATCAAGACATAATTAGAATGCTTGGTGAATGGTCTGATGAAGTAAAAGAAGCTTATGATATACTTGAATCAGCGGAAGATTGGTTAAACGACCCTGTATTATATCAAAAGTCTCTTAAAACACTTATAAAGGCTCTTAAAACTACTTATTTTGGATATAGATACGATAATAATCTATAGCACAACGTACCTGTATTTAATAAAATGGCAATGTTCCCTATGTTTAAAGTATTAGCAAATGGTGATAATTTAGACATTTACGAACGAATGAACGCTGTTGGCAAATACGCAGGTCTTAAACCTATAGATTAGATTGCGTTTGAGTCGGCTGTTAAAGTAGGTATAGAAGGTGGACAGAACTTCTACAAAGATTATAATAACGAATAGATAAATGATTTAACAAATATACATACTACTATATAGGAGTTTAGGAATCTTCGTAGACAGTTAATAACAGACCCACATACTCATGAAAGGTAGTTATTTGGTACTTAGGTATCAACTGTGGCTGTAGCCAATCTTAAAATGGATAGAGTGTATGGTGAAGGTAAACCTGAAGACATGCAACGTACTGGGCAACAGTTAAAAAACCAGTTATTTGGTACAATTAATGCTATATCTAATAAAGGTGCAGAGCAAATGAGGGAAATGTTCCTTACGGATGGAGAGTTAGATTGGTCCAAAACTTCTGATGTATTAGTTAGGGCAGCTCGTTCATCAAATATGGGTAGAGACTTGGAAGCAGCGTTAGCTGTAAATGACGATAAAGATGGTTTAACTGTACCTTTAGCTGCATTACCAGATAGTAAATGGGTAGAAACTACTCTTACTTCTACTGCTAACAAGAAAGCAGTAGATATTGAATTACCAGGTGGAGCATTTATTTAGATGTCTTCATTTGGTTTTAAGAAAATAGGAGTAGAATCTAGTAGATTAATAAATGTACGTGATGACGGTAGTATGGATTGCGAAATTAGTATTAATCTATTTAGACACATTATACCTGATTTTGATAAAAAATCATTTAGTGAAGCTAAGCAATGGTTGATAGCTCATAATCTTATAGGTGACAATGCTGGACCTATAGCTATGGGTTATCGTATTCCTACTCAAGGTTTATCATCTATTGCTGGTTTACATATTAAAGATGTATTACCTAGCAATGTTGGTGATATAATTGTATTACCCGATGAGTTTACTACTCAAACGGGCTCAGATTTTGATGGTAGAAAATTGTATTAATTATACAACAACGTTAAAGTAAAACTCCTTTAATTGCTGGAAACTCCTTAGAGCTTACTTACTACAGCATAACTTGAAAAGGTAAGTGCGAATGTTTAAGAAAAGTAAGATTGGACAATCAGCAGCTAAGTGCCGTTTAGGTAAAAGTTCATCGACTATCGAAAGCATAACCGAAAGGTGAAGAAGTGAGTAGAGTAGCTGGAAAAGCGAAATGGGGAGCAGTTGTCAGACTGAAGATATAGTCAGGCTTTATATGAAAGTATAAAGATAACCGATTGATAAATTATACATCGCCCGTTACAATTTTGACAAAGATGGTAATAAAATAGAATTTAAAGGATTGTAGAAAGATGAATCTTTTGAAGACTATTTAAAACGCAGATACATTGAAGAAGAAGGTGGTAGCTTTGAAGGTTCTGAAAGAGGTCAAGAAGCTACTATGAGACTGTTTAATAACTGGTTAAACAGATTAGGTAATCCTACTAATGTATATGAAGCTAATAGTAGAGAAGCAAATGAAAATTTACTATTAGATACATATATGCTAGTATTAACTGATGATAAAAACATTACTGAAACAAGATTACCTCTTGACAAAGTAACAGGTGTAATTAAAAATGAAATATTACCTGTAGTAGACAGTAATTAGAAGAAAGGTGATGAAGTTCCATTCTTAGAATTATCTCCTACTTTCTAGATGAATAAGAAGTATGAGTATAGTGGAGGTAAAACAGGTATTGGACCTTTTGCATTAAATAATAAAAACCATGTAATAACTTAGTTAACCAATTTAATATTTAAAGATAATACGTTATTAAAATCGCTTGGTTTTACTGGTTTGAATGGTATTAAATCTCAAAATGAAACTGTATATAAAAGAGACAAATACGGTAATATAAAATACGATGATAACGGCGTTCCTATAATGATATAGGAAGAAGGTCTTAATATATTGGATTGGATTTCAGCAATGATTAACGCTCACGTAGACGTTGCTAAAGACCCATACGTTATTAGACTTAATGTACGTCAATATACTTATAATATTTGTAACTTCTTACTTAGAGCTGGATTTGGTAAAAATACGTTTTACTTCTTACCACAACCAATACTTAAATAGATGGCATTAGCTTATGAAAGAGCTAACGGTATATATGGTGTGAAAGGAGGTAGTAAAACTTCTATAGTAAATGAAGAGATACGTAACATACGTAGAGATTACTATAAAAAATATACAGAAGCTTGTGCTAAATCTGGTGTACCTGTAGAATTAGATTTTAATGACAGAGGTAATTTAATAGACCGTAATAATGTAAAAATAGAAGATTATGCACCTGTAATGATGGGTAGAGATTACCTTATAGACGCATTATTAGATACATCTGCTATAGATACAGCAGATGCAGACGTGCAAGCTAAATATTATAGAGACTAGCTAAGATATTCTGAAATATTCTTATAGTTAAACACATTAGCTTAGGATATGTCTAAATTAGTTTAGCTGTCGCAAATCGATACTAAAAGATACGGTGGTAATTTTGTAGAACAAGATAGATTTATGTATCGTCTTAAATCTTTCTTAAATACTACTACGCTGTTTAATAGAGCTGATGTAGAAAAATACTTTGCTGAATCTTTCTTACTTACTAAAGCTATAAATGGTATGATATTACCAGCTTCTATATTCTAGGATACTATGTTTAGAAGTAAACAATCGTTTAAAGATTCTGTAACTAAAGTGTTAACTTTAACACGAATGGATAATGTAAACGACGAAGCTCTAAACAAAACAATATCTAACGAATTAGAAGGTTAGATTAGGTGGAAATTCTTAAACAATATTGATGGATTTAACTTATATAATATGTTTTACGGCAAAAACTCTATGGCTTAGAGATTAGCTAACATTAAAAACGATATTATACAAGGTAAATATCCTGAATTGTTAACAGCAGATGGTAAAATAGCTAATAAATTATTAGACCATTTAACTAGTTTAGCTAGATTTAGTACAGACGCTTATAATGCGCCTGCTATTATAGCTACTAACAGAGTAAATGAAACTGATAAATTCTTAAAACAAGACCTTAAATTATATTGGGAAGAGTTATTAGAATCTCCACATGAGGAAATTAGGAATTTTGCCAATGATTTAATCGATTATTAGTTAGCAACAACTGCTGGTAACTTTACTAAGAACGGTATATGGAATTTATTGCCAGTTTCTGCTATTTTAAATAGTGGTTATGCTTCATATATAGACAACGCTGTAAAGAATTTTACCGAAGCAGATTTAAATTATAATGATTTATTTTTAAATAACTGGAATAATAGTAAAATAGTACCTACTATAGATACTAAAATATAGTAGTTTGATGAAGAAGTAGGTGAAGTATATGATGCTGATAGATTTCCTATACTATATGGTGATATTACTATAAATAATTCTAAGATTAGAGTACCTATTGTGCTTAATCCTAATAGACCGACTGTCGGTAAAAATAGTTTAGAACAACCTTTGTATACTCCTTATGTGAAAGTAGTAGTAGATAGAACTACTCCAGAAGGTATATTACTTTACAAATATGTTGGTACAGTATTAAATAATAAAGGTAATGAAACACCTTTATATGTTATAACTTATAAAAAAGGTTTAAATCAAGGTGGTAGAGTAATAAAAGAGTATAATAATTCTTCTGATAGTATATTTGATTTTAATAATATTAAGAATGCTATATCTGGTAATAGTATAATCACTCCAGAATCAGTAATAAATACTATTTAGAAATTAGGATATGAAACAGATGTTAATAATTGGATAACTGAAATAAAAAATAGTTTCGTTGCTGTAAATGATATAACTCCTGTAACATAGGCATTATATACTAATTTATTAACGTTAGGGTTAAATACTGAATCTACCCAAGATTATACTACGTAGACAGATTAGGGTGATTAGATTGAAGTAGAACAAACAGAAGCTAATGTATTTACATTTAAAGATGGTACTAAAGTAAACATACCATTTAAATTAAATGAACAATAGACTAAAGCTTTATTAGTACTTGAAGATTTTGTTACTAATCCTAAAAAGTATAGTAACGTAATTACTTTGTGTGGATATGCTGGTACTGGTAAATCTACATTAATAGGTATATTTGACAAATATCTTAAATCTAAGTATATAAAGCCTAAGTATTCAGCACCAACTCATAGAGCTAATGCTGTTACTAGAATGAATAACCCTGAAGCAGATGTAAGTACTTTACATTCATTATTTGGTCTTACTAATGTAATTGATTTAACTGACGGTAACTATGATTTACGTAAATTAAAGAATCAACAACGTAATAGACCTAAATTAAAAGATGGAAGTGTATTAATTATAGATGAAGCATCTATGATTAGTAAAGGTTTGTTCTAGTTTATTGAAGACTATAAAAATAACCACAATGTAAAAATTATTTATGTAGGTGACGATGCGCAGTTAGCTCCTGTTAATGATGACACTATATCTCCTGTATTTACTGGTAATTACACTAAGTTATAGTTAACTAAGGTAGAAAGAACTGGTGATAATGCAATATTAGCAGAATCTACTAGATTACGTAACAAACAAGACTTTAGTTATGAAACCAGAGACAATGTCGAGTTTACTAATTCTACAGATAGAGCAAACGAAGTAATAGATACTATTGTTAATTCTGCTGAGTTTAAAACTAATCCATTATACTTTAGAATACTTAGTGCTACAAATGATATGATTTCTGATGCTAACAATAGAGTAAGAAGGATATTGTTTGGGGATAATCCTAAGTAGATAGAAGTAGGAGATGTAATGATGGGTTATAGTAATGTACTAGACCCAGATATGGATGGAGCTTAGTTGATAGCAAACAGTATTGACTATGTAGTATCTGAAGTTAGTGAGCAACAAACTAGAACTGTAGGTTTATCTAAAGTTAAAGTAAAAGGATATAATGTTGTATTAGACGAAGCTAATGCTAGACCTGAAGATAATCGTAAGAGAACAGTATTTGTAGTAAGTAATGATACAGATGATGAAACTTTATAGAAATTATCTGACGATTTGAAATACATTAATACCCAAATTAGTCAAGCATTTATGGACCATAATTACGATTTAGCTAATAAATTAATGTAGTTAAAATCACAATTTGAAGCTTCTACTGTACTTATGCGAGATTATACTGGTTCTGGTAATAGGTTGTTATTACATAAAGCATTAGATTATGGTTATGCTCATACTATACATAAATCTCAAGGTGGTACTTATAATAACGTTTTAATATATGCTGATACTATTGATAGGTTTAGTGACCCATTAGTTAAACAGCAATTAAAATATGTTGCTATGAGTAGAGCTAAAGATAATGTTGTAGTATTAACTAGTCATGCTATTACAGGTACTAGAGAAGTAATAACTGACCAAAATATTGTTACTAATTACGACCATAATTGGACTAGAAGAGAGGTAGAAAATCAAAAAGATAAACTATTTATCTTTACTGATAATACAGACAGAGATTCAGGCAGAAATTTAATAGACCCTGACTCAGAATATGCCCAAAAATATGGTAAAAATAAACATTATCCTACTAAAGAAACACAAGCTGTAATTAGAGGGTTAAATAACGCTATGCCAATTAGTACTTAGAGATGGTATCATGAAGGAGCTAAAGGTAAATCTGGGAGATGGACAGATAATGCGTTTGATGAATTTAAGACTACTATTGACGCAGAAATAGAATACATCAAACGTAAATGGGATACTGGTAGATATAAACAATTAGTATTTGGTCGTGGAGATGTATTGTTTAATGGTCCTATAAGTGAAATTACATAGCAAAGAGTACCTAAAATCTATAATTATTTGCAGCAAAAATATCAGGAATTACTAAACTATATAAGAGATAATAATAATACTTAGCTTTCAGAATAGACTCAAATAGAACAATCTGCTAATCCAAAAGATTATCATTTATATTCTGGTGGAGCAGTAGGAGCTGATACTAAATGGGGTGAAATAGCTAGTAAGTATAATATAGGTAAGATAAGACACTATAGACCTGAAACGTTGGATGTTCTTACTCCAGAATAGATGCAGGAAGTAGAAACACAATATACTGCTGCTGCAAACAGGCTAGGTAGAAAAGTATTAAACGGCAATACTACAGCTGGTAAATTAGTACGTAGAGATTATCTACAAGCTAAAGCTGCTGATTCTATATTTGCTATAGGTCATATATTAAGACCTGGTGAAAAGAATTCTAAAGGATATACTGTACGTAGCACTATACCTAGTGTAGATGGTGGTACTGGTTATGCTGTTCAAATGGGTATTGATTTGCACAAACCTATTCATGTATATGATTAGGTGTATGACCAATGGTATAGATTTGATTACAACGATAATACGTTTGTAGCTGAAGACATACCTACGTTAACACCTAAATTTGCTGGTATTGGTACTAGGGAAATAACAGATAAAGGTATCAATGCTATTGAACAAGTATTCTAGAAAACATTTGGTTCTGTCCAAATTCAAACTGAATCAACAGTTCAATAGGTACAAGAACAGCAACAACCAACTAAACCATTTAACTTGGCAGATTTTGCTACATTTGATGAATCTGAGTTACAAAGTGACCCAGATATAGAATAGATGAATAGAGATGGTGAACAGATTAAGAAAAATTGTAAAGGAGAATAATTATGATAATATGTCCAAATTTAAGTAATCCTTAGGTTAAAAAAGAATTTGATGAGCTTGTCTCTGTTCTAGGTGAGAATACAGCTTATTATGTATGGGATTAGAATAATGGTTATAGTTTGGATTATGCCCCTAATGGGGCATAGTCTAAGCTATTTAATGACTTATATGACTATTATAAAGATAGAAATAAGGCTATAAAAGCTAAAGCTAAAACACTATCTAATGAATTTAGATAGTGGTTTTACGGTTCTAAAGTAATAGACGAAAATAATGAACCGATGATAGTATATCACGGTGGACCATAGGGTATAGAACAATTCGTTAATCCAAAAGATTTGCCAAAAAAATATGCTGGATTACATAGCACGGTGTTAAATCGTAGCAACTAGATGGGAATATATTTTATAAACAAACCGAAAGTAGCAGAACAATATGCTGAGGCTTATCGTAAAAATAAATAGATATATCCAGTATTTATATCTGCTAAAAATATATAGAATATAAAACAAGTATAGTTTTACGGTCTATAGTTTTTAAAAAATATAAACAAGTTGTTCGATAAAAATTATATTAATTATCAAGATATAACACAAGAAGATGTAGAAAAATTAAAGAGCCAAAATATAGACGGATTAGCTACTAGTAGTTGGAACAATTCTACTGAGTTTGTTGTGTTTAACTCTAATCAAATAAAATCTATAGACAATAATGGTTAGTTCTCTCTTACTGATAATAATATATATAATTATATAAAAGATAATATATCTACTAAACAAACTAATTCATATTATGCTGGTAAGTAGGGTATAGGTAAATTGTTTAATACCAGATAGCAATCTGCTAAATCAGTATTAAATAATATATTAAATAATAATATACTAACAGAAGAACAGTATTAGTTAGCTTAGTCTTTATTTGATAATTTAGCTGATGATGTATAGGTAGAATTGGTAAATAATAAAGATTATGTAATGTCTTACTAGAATGGTGTTATTAGAGTAAATATAGACTCTTTTAATAGTCTTAGTAATTATGATATTACTAATGCTTATATGCATGAATTACTTCATCATTTTACTATTAATCAGTATAAGAATAATACTTTCTTTAAAAGTAAAATAGATAACTTATTTAACAAAGTATCAGAATAGTTCCCTAAATCTAAATATAAAAGAAAAGGTTTATACTATGGTTTAACAAGTCCATAGGAGTTTATATCAGAGTTATACGTAAATAAGGCGTTTAGAGACGCTGTAATCAAGAAAAACATGTCATGGTGGAGGAGAATACTATTCTCACTTTTAAATGCCTTAAAACTCACTAAAATGGCTAATAAACTATAGCCTAATGATGTATATTCTGCATATAATGCCATACAAGATGCTGTAAATAACCGTAAATTAGACCCTGATTTAGAAGATACAGGAGAAGAATTGTTTTATTAGACAGATGTAGATTACTCTTGGTTGAAAGGAGAAGCTGACAACATCATAAAAAAAGCTATGAACGGTCTTAAAGCATCAGAAAAGGCTTTAAAATCACGTGATAAATCTCCAGTATAGATTACTAAATTACAGTAGGATATAGCAAGGTATACTTTATAGTTATAGAAAGGTGAAGACTAGGAAGTGTTATCAGAGTTTATAACACGTGCATCTTAGTAGTTTAGACCAGTGTTAAATATAATTAGAAAAGCTGTATCTAATCCTAATATACTTACAAATGATGATTTAAAGAACTTTAAAAATGACTTCTTAGATTTCTACGGTCCTATTACTGAAGATATAAATAGAAAACTATTCTTTTAGGGTTACTTTAATAATCTGTCTCCAGAGTAGATAGAGAATATTAAAAATAATTTATCATTAATCAATAAAGCATATCAAGAAATATAGGGTAAATACAACTTTTTACTTAAACAAAGAGTGATAAATATCTTTAAAGAAAAAGGATAGCAATACGGATTTAAAACCGACGAAGTAGAATAGTTTATAAATGATAAATTAAACAATTCTGCTAAGGATATGAATGTTATATATCGTTATTTATAGTTTGCTTCTAATGCTTCTGACATGGGTATCAGAATGGTAAATAGAATGATGACGGATATAAATAGTCAAGTATAGTGGTTTACTAATAATAAAACACAAGATTTAATTAGGTCATTTAGTAATATAACTAAATCACAGTAGTTATTATACTTTGAGAAAGATAAAGATGGTAAAGCAACTGGTTATTTAGTAAGACCCTTAAATTATGGATAGTTTAAAAAAGATTATCATGAATTTTTATCGGATTTAGATTCTAGATATGGAGTAGTAGACTAGAATTATTATCTGTTAGAAGGTGATGATTTTATTAATTATTGCAAAGAAAAGGAAGAATGGCTTGAAAAACACTGTGAACGTAAATTTAAAAATGCATATTATCAAGAATATAACAAGTTAAGTCAGTTGGCTAGAGAAAAATCAAAAATATATTCTGAACAAATATCTGCAATAATAGAAGGTGTAACAGATTAGGATGGACCTCATCTTGAGCAGTTATCTGAAAGTGAATGGGCTAGATTAGATAAACTTTATTCTATGAAAAAGAATTTATCTAACGATTATGATTTAGATGGTAATTTAAAATAGGGCGAAGATTTACAAATAGCTAAAGAGTTTTAGAGATTTTATGATTCTATAGGATAGGGTAATATTAAATCTAAAACTATGACTCAAGAATAGGTGTTAAAACTTATGGAACAAAAACAAAAAGAATTAAGTCCAGAACTATATGAAAAATGGTTTAGACGTAATATAAGTTTATAGTTTCCAGAAGATTTTATTAAAGCAATAAAAGGTTTAAGTACTGTTGATTTTGGTTCAGATTAGGCTTTATATGATTAGTTATATGAAGAAAGAAGATAGCTATTGCAATTAGGTAGAGATAATAATAATCCTATAAACATAGCTGAAAAATATACGCAACAAGCTAAAGAACGTATATTAGAATTAGACAGATAGATTAACGAATTACGCTCAAAACATAGTAAAGCAGATAAAGAATTCTTTAAAATAGCTAGTATAATACCGACAACTTCATATGAAAGAGATAAAGCTTAGGCTAAAGCTAAAGGAAAAGAAGCTTATTAGAAATGGTATAATGCCAATCATTATAGAGACGCTAAAGGCAACGAAAGAATAGCTTCTTATTATACCAGATTAATAATTAATAAAGATTCGGGTTTTAAGTATGAATATAGACTAAGTAGGATGAATCAAGAATTGGATAAAAATTCTAATATGATTAACCCTAATTATAATTTTGAAGACCCTGAATATTATCAGCCTAAAAAAGAATTATATGATAATTCTAAAGCTTATGAAGAAGCTACTAAAACTAAAGCATAGTAGGATATATATAAGTTAATAGTAGATACTATGGATGAATCTAATAGTAAGTTATCCTTTATGAGTAAAAGAGATAACTATAGATTACCACAAGCTACTGGTGATTTTATAGACTTTACTATGAGACAAGGTAACTTCTTTAAGAACTTGGGTTTTATGATAAGAGACTCTATAGTAGCTAGAAACGATGATACTCAATTTGCTTTAGATAATTCTATTACTAAAGCAGACGGTACATAGTTAAATCTAGTACCTACTCACTATGTAAAGATGCTTGAACATCCTGAAAATATATCTAGAAATTTAATTGGGCTGTTATCTGAATATAGTAGAATGGCTGAAAACTATAGATTAAAGAATGAGTAGGCATCTTAGTTTGACATTATATAGGACTTATACGATATTCGTACTTTTACTAAATAGAATGTTAATAATTTTATATAGAGTAATATAGAAGGTAAGCAATCTAATACTTCTAATAGACTAAGAGACTATATAGAAATGCAATTATACGGTAGAACTGCAAAACCTTGGACATGGGAATTTAAAAGAAATGGTAAAGTATATAGTATATCTGTTACTAAGTTAGCTAGTTTAATTTAGAGATACGCTAGTGCTTCTAACTTAGGTAATAACTTCTTATCTATTGGTAAAAGTATATTACAAGGATTTGATAAATTTTTTGTAGAAGGTTTTGCTGGATAGTTCTATACTATGAGTGACTTAAGTAAATCATTTTTAAGACAGTTATGGCGTACTCCTTGGCGTTTACTTAATATAGGTAATGCCATGGAAAATGATATATCTTATGCTTTACTTGAACATAATGGTATAGCTCATGATACTAGAGAAAAAGTAGAAGGTTTATAGTATAATAGATTATTTAGAATATTTTATAAATATTTAGTATGGGGTGGTTGGCAAGCTGCTGATTTTATGGTAAAAGTACCTATTGTAGAATCAGTTTACGCTAATACTAAGTATATACCTGAATATGGTAAGTTTATGACATTTACTTAGTATGAAAAGTTATTCCCAAATGAAACAATAAAATAGAAAAGAAAAAGGTTTAATCATCTTCATACTATTTCTATGCTTGACGTTTATCAAGTTAAAAATGGTAAGTTAGTAATTAAACCAGAGTATGAACAATATTCAGAAGCTATTAATGATAAAACTATCTAGTAGAGCTTAAAGAATATATCTAGCATATTGTGTTCTCGTATAGATGGTTAGCTTTAGACAGAAGATAAACTTTCTATTTTCCAAAATGCTATTGGTGCTGCTATTGGAATGCACCGTAGTTTCTTTATAGTTAATATGAATGAAAACTTATTTAAAAATTATTAGTATAATCCTTTAATAGAAGATTATGATGAGGCTAAGTATGTATCTGGATTTGTAGGTATAGGTAAATGGTTATATAACTTATATAATTCTGTAAAACATCTAGGAAATAAAGAATAGACACAGCAAAATAAAAAAAGTTATACAAATCCTGAATATTATAATATGAAGCGTATTTTAATGTAGTTAAGTATAGTTGGAATGTTATATCTGTTGGTAGCTTTCTGGCTAAAACCAGAAGCTGAAAGAGATAAAGATAATTAGTTAAAATAGATAACAGGATATACTTTAGATGCTTTAAGATTTGAAGAGTTTTCAGAATATAATCCTTTAGACTTAGTTAATTAGATTAAAAACGTTTCACCAGCTATTACACCTTTTGAAAATGCATTAAATTTAGTAAATCCTTTTGGATTTGATAAAAATTATTCAACAGATGTAATTAAATCTGGATATTATAAAGATATGGAAAAATGGTAGCGTACTTTAATAAAATCTGTTCCTGGCTTACGAGGAGCCTGGGAATCACAAGGAGCACGTATTAAATGGCAATATCTTGAATCACAGCTTGATAAATAATAATAAAGGGCGGAGTCATAAGACCTCGCCCTTCTTTTTTATCAACCTTTAAAAACCTAACTGTTGTAGGAATATTTTTGAATTTAATTCATTAAACTCATCTACTGAATCTTCTTCAGGTACAATATTATCATTTTCAAATTCAGCATATTCTGGATTAGAATTTAATAATATATCTATATATGGAATATCTTCTAAACCCCAAAACTTTAATACTTTAATTTTATCTTCTACCGTTAAGATATTATAACTTATAGTCTTGAATGTTTCAAGACTTTTTTTATATTCTGGTGGTATAATAAATATATATTCTTCATAAAAATTATTATCTATAATTATCTGCTTTATATCATAGAAATATTTATTGTTTCGCATATCTTTTTCTATAGAATCTGATATACTACTAGTTTTAAATAGTACGAATATATGATTATCTAACCAAGGTCTATTAATATCTTCAATAAAAGCATTAACAAAACCATATTTATTATATAATATTTTTCTATTATCAAATAATAACGGTAATAGAAATACAGTAGTTATAGTTTTATTTTCAGGATTAAGATACTTCTTCGATTCCTGTGCTATCATAATACTCTTTACTGTGTTCCCAGTTATTAGAGGATATATGATAATCGATAGCTTTGAGAGTATTTGTTAGTAATTTTCCTCTTACTGTTAATTCTGTTTCATTTAACATATTAAAAACTCGAATTTGATTATCTTTATCTTTACCTATAGCAATAATATATACTTCTAAATCGAAATCATCTGGATTTAATTCTTTAATGTTTTCAAGATACCAGAATATTGCCATAGTATAATATGATAACTGTCTATAATAATCAAATTCTTCTATAGAATGTTTGAAATCATATACATTAGGAGTAGTTTTTAAATCTATTAGAATAACTTTCTTTTCTTCAAAATTAAAACATACTCTATCTAGTAGAGATTTACATTGCACATTTTGGCATTCCCAATTTATATGAAATTCATTATAACATTCCCATTTATCAGATAGATTAAACAATAATTCATTAGCTTTTTTATGCTCTTGAAGATTTTGTTTAATCTTTTTTAATGTATTTAAATCAGCAAAAGATATAACTTTTTTATTATTTTTATTACTTAAATATTCTAAGTAATCTTGATAAACCATAATTAAATCTTCTGTTTCTTTAATACATTTATCATCTTTCTTTTTATTATTGTATGCTTTTCTATATGCAGCTAATTTGATTTCATCTTGTGATTTAAATGGATCTATTTCCATTAATCTATGATATTCATCTAATAAATCTTTTTGCTGTTTTACTTTAGGTATTGTAAAATCAAGTATACAATAATCTTTCCAAAATTCTTCAGGTTGGAGAATATATTCATGAATCATAGTACCTATTTCTAATGCAGGTAAACTAAGTTTTTCATCTTCTCCATTCATAAGATGTTTTAAAGCTAATGGACCTTTCTTTAGATATACTCCGATAGCACTGTTACTTATTCTTTGAAGGTCATCGTAATATGATATTGATAAGTCCATTTCTTTCATATCTAATCCTCCATATCATTAATTATAGAAGAATCAGTCCAAGGAATTTCATCTTCTGTATCTTTAGGATTATCTATGTACTTGATAAATATTTCATCAACTTTATGACAAAAATTATCATATTCAGTTTCACTATCAAGTAATGATGCAGCATAATCTTTAATTTCTTCTGCAAATTCTTGTAATATTTCAAATGTTGTTTTTGGCATATTAATATCGATTAATACGTATTTATAATTCTTTTTAAAACAATATCTATCATCTAAACGTGAACAATTATACCAGTCTTTAGCATAATCTGATTCTCCTTCATGCCAATGTCCATATAACCAATATTTAGATTTACCTGTACCATAATATTCTAAATTATGATTCTTTATAGGACTATCATGAGTTAATAGTATATCACATTTAGGTATTTCTATTTGTTTATGAGTAGTACATTCAAATGCCCATCCTCCTATAGGTTGTACAAAAGGACAACCATAGAAAGTTATATTGTTAATAGTAACACTATCATTAATTAATATATGAATTGGTTTTTTACATATATAATTTAATAAATTACAAAAATTATCATATTCAGTATGCTGATTATTATTATCTAATAAACAATACAACCATTCAAAATAAAAATCATGATTACCTGGTACTACTATTACTTCTTTACAATCTATTTTATTTATCCATGAAGTAAATTTATTTTTCCACCAATACTCTGATTGTTGATTATTTCTTTGTATACTTAATGGTATTATATCTCCACATAAACAAAGTACATCACATTTAGGTATAGTTTCTAATAAATTACCATGCAAATCACTAAGACCTAGTATTCTCATCTTTTAGTTGTTTTACTAAATTATCAACGTCTTTTTTATTCTTTACTATATAATAATTAATATTATTTATATTATTATTTAATAAGTAATAATAAAAAAGTTTTAATTTTAATGGGAATTTCTCATTAGGATAACCTTTACATTCGATAATAAATTTATCATTTACAAAATCTGGTGTATAAGTAATAGGTCTTATTTTCTTTTCTTTAAAAATAAAAGCTGGAAGTAGCTCATATTTGATTGGTTCATATTGAACATCTATATTTGCTTCTTTCAGCTTTTGATATGTATAAGCCTCTAATTTAGACTTAAATTTTATATTATCAACAATTGTTACTGTTGCATTCTTTATCTTTTGGTTCTACATATTTTTTCATTTCTTTATCAAACCATTCTTTTACTTTTTTAAATCCATTTAGCTTAATTGCATCAGATATATCTTTTGCTTTAAACTTACGATGGACTAAAATCGGTTTTAAGCCTGTTTTTTGGCTTATTTTGCGAAGATAATTAACTCCAGCACCATCTCTATCAAACATTATTAAAACTGTCTTAAATCGCCTTAAAATAGTCTCTAAAGCGATGTCTGAGATAAATGTACTTTCAGAAGCAGGAGATATAGCATTATAACCCATTTCGTGAAAGCACATAACATCTTTCATTGATTTAGTTATAATTAATAAATCACCTACTTCTGGTAGTTGTTCATAACCTTGTATATCGTTTTGTTCAAGATTGTTACGCCATTTATGGTATTTATCTGCTAAAGGTCTATATATCTTAAAATGATTATATACTTTATAAGCATACATAGGATTATCATCTTTGTATATACCTTTAACAATACCATTACATAAATAATATTTAATACTACTTACATGATACATTTTAAGCGTTTCTAAGCTAATATTAAACTGTGACCAATACTTCTTATCAGTTTCAGTAAAATCTTGTCTTACAACGCCTATAATTGTCTCTGTAGATGGTATATAATGCTTAGAGCTAGCTAATTTGGTACGATTAGTAATATGAGTATGATTTACTATATCTTCTAATATATCATCATAATTAGTCTTACCTGTTATTAGAGATACGAATTTAATCACATTACCACATTGACCAGTACCATGGTCTTTAAATAAAAGTTGTTGAGTTCTTTTACTATAGTATATACCAAATGATGGATTTTTATCTTCTCTAAATGGACTATTATATATAAGTCCTACTTTAAATTCACCTAAGTAACTAGCATATATATCATATTCTGTTACTTTAGATAATATCCAATCTAAAGTATAGATTGGCTTTTTAGCTTTCTCTTTATTATACATAGTTACTTAATTTAGTGGAGTGGGGGAATACGAATCCCCATTACGTTTTCACTCCTAGAAAGAATATTCGGTTATTTCCACATCCACCGAAAGTAGTAAGAGCCTTAATTTAATTCAGTGACTATCCTCTTCGCCTAGTATGAATTTATTTAAAACGGTAAATCATTATTATTTTCTTCTTCTTTCTTTTCATCTAAAGGATTATCGTTTTTAATTTCTTTATCAGCAATAATAGGACGAGTAATAATATCATCAGATTTAATTTCAATCTTAGATTCTTCTTTAGGAATACTCATAGGTTCGATAAATATATTATCAACCTTACTCGGCAAAACAATAAATCCTTTCGAATTGTATACGAACTTAACACGAAGTTTAATTGATTTATCTGCTGAATTTAGCATTGTAGCTATATAATTTGCAAAATCAATAAACTTTTCACCATTAAAGTTAATTTGTTCGTCTTTATAAAAACACATAAGAATCTGCAACATACGCTTATATTGTCGATTCATAGCTCGGTCAAGATCGGCTTCAGTTTTAGTAAAAGCTCCCATTTTAGGTTCCCACTCAGTATGAGTAGCAATCTGACCTTCATCATTACTAAACGTTAATTGAAAATATTTATTACCTGTTGGTGAAGTCGCAACTTCTACTTTATCTAATGTAATATTTTCCTGAATACCTGCTGCAATATAATTCGACTTATAATCCGTTACGCTTAACGCTGCTTCTTTATTATATCCCATAACTAATATTTTTTAAATTTATTCTGGTAAAAATATTTTATCCCAATGAAAAATTAAATTATTATTTTCATCACTTTCGCCTATTACTATTTTTTTGCCACGTAAATGAATTGGTCGAGCTTCTCTAATAGAGTTCATTCCACCTTCAAATGAAATTATAGTTTCATTCTTTTTTCTATATACATAGCCAATAGCATCAGCTTCACCACATAGTATATCACCTAATTTACCTGTTAAATCAAGTGTCATTTCTGACATTTCTTCACCTTCAACATTAATCATTTTTTCTTTAACATGAGCTACAAGTATACATGTTTCACATAAACTACGAAACATATCAATTACTTTTCGAACAGCTGTTCTTAAATAATTATAACCTGCACCTTGAGGTAAAGTACGAATATCAGTACCTTGATAATTCTTACCTTGAGGTGTTTGTTTGTCATTTATATTCTATATAAGACGCAACTCTTATATACGTTCTCTTATGAACTGCTGTATGTTACCATACAGATTAGACTATATCATCATCTTAAGCAACGTTAAGATGTTCCCTGCTTCCATCTGCGTTAGCTTCAGATGTACTCTCTTTCGAGATAGTCGTTGAACTTTTATTATAAAACTTATTGTAAATTAATCGAACTTTTTCTAAAAAAGTTTGTAATGAATATTTATTTTTCATTCTATTACAAATAAAACAGCAAGGTACACAATTATTTAAAGTATAATTTTTAGTAGAATCTAATCTATCAATACCTAATGCAATTTCTTGATTACAATAATAACATGGTTGTTTTATGATATTTAATATTTGCTCATTTGTTAGTTCCATATTATAATGTCTTGTTTTTGCATTACCTCTAATAGAATTTATTCTATCTCTTAAATATTTTGTATCTTTTATTTTATATTTTCTTTCTGCTGTTTCTTTTTGTTGGTTATTCATACAATATTGACAACACTTTGGTGGAAATCTTTTTGAAGTCATTTTATCAGACCTTACAATACATTCTTTTCCACATCTATTACATTTACATTTAAAATATGTACGTTTTCTATAATTTTCTTTATTATATTCTTCGTGGTCAATATCTAAAACTGTATAATTACCAAAAGTATGATTAATGTATTTTTTTAAAGTTTCCTGTTTCATAATACTTAGCTTCTGATTGTCTTTCCTTGTGAAAAACGTATATCAAGGAAAGATGTTCCAGAAATTCAAGGAATTTTTCATCATATATCGCTATATGAAGCTCCGCAATTCAGAGTGTAATAGCATACCCCATACATATTTCCTCAAGTCTGGTAGCGTTATCTATAGTAATATACTTATATGGAAATTTACCTGTTTCTTTAATTTCTTCTTTTATTGCTTTAGCTATTTCGCCAAAATCATTAATGTTTCTAGCTTGTACTACTAAAGCACTTAAACCTTTATAACCATCTTCTAAATCTATGATAAGATTATAATCTAAGGCAGCCATAGCCGATGATTTACCGGCTTTTGGCTTACCAAATAATATCATAAATTTAATAGAGTTTTTAACTGGCTGTGTTTTTTCTTTTGGTAGTATTATCATAATAAAATGTTTAACTACTAAAGAAATCTGATAGAATTTGAGAGTATTTGTTAGTTATTTCAATAGTAAAGAATTATAAATCAAGTTCATCGCTAAGACTAATCATGAACTGAATAGTAATACCATTCTTTTTATTCTTCTTAAAATACGGCATGTAATCATACAGAGAAATAATCTCTGAACCTACTTGAATAAAGTTATCATAGAACTTAATTCGTTTACCCATGAAGAATAGTTCATCGTCGTCTTCTTCATTATCTTTTAATTCTGCTGCATACTTACGTAACCGTTCCATAGCTGCCATAAGTGCAAGATTCTTTTTAGCTTTTTCTTCTTTAGACTTTGCAAATAATCCATAACGAAGTTTATCTGTAATTTCATTCTTAAACCAAGCTAAGAACGGAATTTGAATAGCTTTTGTATTTACAGGTTCATATGCTGTAAAGACTAAATCATCAAGATGTAATTCAGTTTTTGGTTTAATACCAAACATCGGATATTTATTTGCAATTGCGTTTGTAATTTTATCTTTAATAGTGGTGTTATTATCGTTTAAATAAATCTTTTTCATAATTTTCAGCCTTTTATTATTTAAATACTACTTTAGTTTGTTTTTCAGTTTCTAATGTAGTTTCAATTAAATCACCGTATTTTAAATTATTTTCAAATACGAGGATACATGGCTCTCCTTCTCTTACTTTAAGTAAGTGGAGATAAACTTTATTTCTTGCAGGTAAACGATTAACCCCGTAAAATTGTAACATATTGTTATCGTATAAGCTCTTTATCTTATACATCTATCTTTTCATTTATATAGATAGTTCAGACTATTTCTTAATATAGCTTTTAATATTTTTAGAAAATAATAATAATTCTTCTTTTGAAGCACAATTTTTCATTATATTTGCTAATCTTGAAATTACAGCAATATTGCCTTTTACATAACCTTTATTATTATCAATTCTATCAATAGAATATGTATATTTTTTATCGTGTAATATAAAATCCTTTTTTAGAATTGGACATTTTGTAGGAATAATAATATCTGTAGGTTGAATGGTAAATTCAATATTTAATTTTTTTGCATGTTGTTTAGCAGATTTCCAAAGAAGTATTTGATTATGATAATTTAAATCATGTTTTAATTTATCTAAATGTATTATTTTTTCTTTAGCTACTAAATCTGTATATTTTCTTCTTCTGTAAAAATGATAAAGACGACTTTCTTCACATCTACATTGTTTACATTCACTACGTATATTATTTTTTTCTGTCTTTGAATTATTCCATTTTAATTCAAAAGAAGAAATTGGTAAATATTGTTTACATTTAGTACAATAAAATAATGGTTCGTTATCATTATATTGTACTTTTCTTCTTGAAGAAATACTATATTTTTTATTGTTTATTATTAGTTCCATAAAATATTTATTATTTATTTATTTATATGGAATGAATAATTATATTAAAAGTTATATTCCCCGCTTTCGTGTTAGAATTTATTAACATAGCTATATAGCTTTAGTTTCACTAATAGTCGTTAGACACTACTTATATATTTCTATATAAGCTTGGTACGGCGTTATCCCATCGGACTTTCACCGTTTAACGGAGTTTAGACTCAACATACATTTTATTGAGTATTTCTGGACGGTGAATTACTAATACATAATCACTAGCTTGAAATATAGCATCAGAAGCTGATAAATCACTTCTCATTGGGAAGTGAGTTACAGGATTATTAATTCTTTCAGGAGTCTCAATATTTCGATTCATCTGTGAAATCTGTATAATACTAGTCTTTTCTAATTTCTTTACTCGTATAAACATTTTCTGTAAATCGATGAGAGTACCTCTTTCAGTATCACCTTCTACTAATAACGTATGGTCTAATACTATTATTAACCATTTATTTTTAGCGATAGTATTATGAAATTGTACTATAGTTTCTTCTATTTTATCAACAGTCATTGGAGTATCTATATAGTAGATATTCTTTTTTTCTAGTGACTTAGCCGTTTCTTCTATTTGTTGATATTCAATATCTGTAATGTCTTTTTCATTGCTATATAAATCATTAGTAGTCATTTTCAATTTATTTGAAAGTAATCTACCAACATTTCTATAGCTTAACATTTCAAAACTGAAATTAAGAATAACTATATCCTGAGAAGTATTAAAATCAATTAAATCATTAGTAATAATATTTACAAATGCACTTTTACCTGCACCAGATGTACCGGCAACAGTATAAATCATATTAGGTTCAAAGAAACATACTTTATTAAACTTATTCCATCGAGTTTTAAGAGAAACAATATTATGTTTTCTTCTATCTTCGATATATCGTAAGGTTTCTTTAGTAACCTCATCGATTCGTTTAGCTAATTGCTGTTCCATATGTTTCTATTGAATTATAATTCATTTGTTCTTCAATGGATTCCCATTCATGTTGTACAAGCCATTTCCACATTGTTTTAAAATATCCTAATTTTCCATACATAGTTTTTTCTTGTATATCAAAATTAAGACATTCTAATAAATGTTCTGCCATAGTTTTAGATTGACCTACTATACGATTAAATTCTTTACGACATTTATTAATATTTCCTCGTAAAAATCCTTTTGTACCATCAGGTCTAACTACATAAATTGGGTAAGTATCATAAAATAATTGAAAGTAATCTTCTTTTTTACCAAGAATTTCTTTCAATTTATCTGTTATTTCATATACTATATTATTGTCCAAAGTAGTAATGGCAATATATCCATTGTCGATTAACTGCTGTATCTCTGTTTCACTAATTCGGCTGAGAAACTGGTGAATATCTTGATGATTAGTTTGATTATTATTCAAACACAGCGTTAAAAATACTAATTGATTAATTGATAAATCCTCTATTTTATTGAATAAAGATGAATCTAATTCTAGTATCATAATATTTCACATATTTTGACTATCGAACTGATCATCTGAGAGTTTTTGTTAGAACAACGATAGTTGTTTATTTTTAAATTGTGCTATAATTTTATTTGCTTCTGTAATATAATATTGATAATTAATTTTAGGATTTTCTTTTAAATCATCAAAATTATTTAATAAAGTAACACCAGATGCTACAAGCATATTCTGATATTCTTTAATTCCTTGATTATCTTTCCATTTATATAAATAATAACCATCGGTAGAAGCATAAAATCTATTTGTTCTTTGTTGTGACGTGTTATTATATTCAACATGCCATTGTTTTCCAGTTTTTTCAGACATTAAAAAATCTTTAATATCTGTTACTGTAGGAATATAATCTTTAGGTTTAATATTTTCAAGAAAATATTTTTCTACAGCTTTAGGTATGATTTTAGGACTTAATCCTTTACCTAATTTTACTTTTGTTATAAAGCAACCTTTTTCTTTTATTTTACCATTTTCAAATACACCAAAATAATCATTAATAGCTAATTGATAAAAAGATTTAAATCTATCTTCTTCAAGAATTAAACCTGTTAAAGATTCCCATTCTTTACATATTTGTTTAGCTAATTCATAATTATTTTTTGGTATTTTACAAAATATACCATCAGTATTTAATTGAATAGGTTTTGCACCAATAGCAATTAATCTTTCAGTAAGCATTAATAGTAATAATTGACCATTAATTCTAATACCCATTACTGATTTAGGATCATAACACCAACTAAATTCATTTTGTAAATTACCTGATAAACCATTTAAAGCTAATTTTAATGTTTCATTAGTTACTGTATCACCTGTTTTCTTTGCATATATTCGTCTATCTTTTATTTCTTGATAGATTTCTTTAAATTCTTTACCTAAATGTCTAGGATAAAAATTAAAATTTAATAGCATTGAAGGATATAGTGATGCAACATCTAAATCTACAAGTAATTCATCTTCATTTGGTATTATAATTTCTGGTTCATTAATACTATGAATACCACCTACACCAACAGATATTGTTAAATCTTCTAATAGAAATTGTTTTTCATAACCTTTTCTACCAGGTGAAACTTTTAATTGTTTCATTTCATTTAATAAATCTTGTAAAATTGGTGTATTGTATTTTATTATTGGTAAAATTATTTCATTTAAATCAATGATGTCTGCTGGTGAACGCATATTTTTAAGTATATCCCAAGATATACCTGTTTTATTCATGTATTCTTCAGCTAATATTTGCATACCAATATTTACACCATCTTTAGAAAGACAATGAATATGGTATTGGTCTTCAATATTTAATCGTAATTGAATATCTTTTTCACATCTTTTTAATAATTCATAAGTAGACATAACATCATTAATGTTATATTCTATCATAGAATCTATATTATTGTCTGCTAAATTACTATTCCAATCTTGATTAAATTCTTGAACGTTTTTATACATCATTGTTACTTGCATTTCTTTTAAAGATACTCGTAATGCTTTACTATAAAGCATAGTAAGTAAATCAACTGTTAGAAAATTATTGGCATATTTCCAACGTTTCCATCTATCAATATTCTCCTTATCTTGTGTAATAATATTTGATAAATTAAATATTGATAAACAAATTTTATTATATGTGTATTTAGAATTAGAAAAATATTCAATACAATAGTTTATTATCGGATTATCATAATGTATATTATTATAACCTACGAAATATGCATCTTGTTTAAAGAATTTACACATTTCTTCTATATTATTTTTACGTATAGAACATTCGAACTTTATAAGTTCTTCTGTTTCAGTATTAAGTAATGTACAATGAAATACATTTCTAAATACTTCTATATCATAAACATAAACTATTTTATTTCTTATTTTCATAATTACTAATTTAGTTGCGTAGACCAGATTCGAACTGATTAATTCATACGCCATGGAATCGTATGCGAGTATTCCATAACTCCCCTACGCTTCTCTATAGAGAATTATGCTGCACACATTGTAACAGCTTCTTTAAATTCAATTAAATTACGTGTAAATATAGCTACAGGACGTTTATTCTCAATATCATATATACTAGTATGATGATAAAACATATATTTACTCATATTACTATTATATGTTTTAGCTGCTTCATGAACAGCTTGAGTAACATTAGGAACGTATTTCTCTGTAAATATTATAGGTTTATGTTTTTCATTCTCAACCCACACTACTATTTTATATTTACAATTCTTTGAATTTCTGAATTTTAGACTATATTTATAAATTTTAAGTCTAGCCATTAAATTTTCAATCGCTATTTCATGTGCATCATTTAATGCAGCTTGTTTTAGTAGACGATTTTCTGCACTTTCTTTACCATAAGCTTGATTAATAAGCTTATAATGATATTCAGAATATTGTCTTAATGCTAGCTTTTCTTCTTTCGAAAGAGATTTCTTTTTTTCTTTTGGTTTTTTATACTGAGAATAATTTACTGGTGTTTTAGAACGATGATAAGCTTCAAGAGCTTCTCTACCTCTTCTAGACCAAGTAAAATATTCTCTTACTGTTGATTTTTTATGTGTACCATCGATATCATCATTACGATGATGAGTTGTTATTTTTACTATTTTACAAGTATTACTAAATTTGTTACTATTTTTGATAAATTCTGGAACAATCATATTGATTTATTTATTGATTAAACATTATGCGGCTAATTCCATAGGAGTTTCTTCTTCTAGTTCCGCAGATTCATTAAATTTATTAAGCTTATCTTTAATTTCTATAATTTGTAAATCGAGTTCATCAATACGAGCTTTAATCCAATTAGAAGTTAAAACTTCTGTTTTATTAAGATTCTTTTTACCTTTGGAAATCTTTAATTTAGGATTAATAGTACGTACTTTGCTTAATCGTACTTTGATTTCATTTAATTCACTAAGTATAAAGATATCTTTTTGAATATTATCTGCTGGTAAATCTTTAAAATTACGAATACCCATATTAATACAAAGAGCTTTTAATTTAGTCATAGCACGTTCTTTGCACATTTCTACTATACTATTATAAAGTTCTTTTAATTCATAATGACGTTTGTAATTTTTATTAACTACATTTTCAACATTAATAATATTCCAATACTTAGTAATATCTGTAGATAATTTATCTCGTTTTTCAATTAATTTATTAGCTTTTGATTTCATTGATTATATTGATTTTAATTATTAATACTAAAACCATGTATAATCGTTTACCGTGTAGCTAGAGATAGAATCGAACTATCAATCTTCCCAACCATAAAGTTACCATACTAGCTATAAACATCATAGTCGTTAAGACTTATCCATCCACATCTTAACGATTATGATGCATTACTATAAGCTAATCCATCCCACACTTATATTTTTGTTTATTCTATGATTTATCTAAAATAATTGGTATATCGCCTAGGAAACATCCACCCAAGTCCAAAGCAACTTTTCCTATAGTTCTAGATTTTGGGTCATCTTTATTTCGTGACCTAAGAGCATTCCCTTGAATAAACTTAGAAGAGAATACACTATCTTCATCAAACAAAACGACATATTGAAATAATAAGTCTATTATTTGTTCTCTATTGTTTGTAATTAAAACTTTGTTTAAAATTTCATCGAATATCCCAACCAAATCCGGATTTACTTTCTTAACAGAGCCTGTTACACATACTGCAATCTTACTTGCCATTGTGAAAAAGTCAATTTCTTTATATGAATTAAATAGATGATTAACCCAACCATATTTACATCTACCTAACAATATATCTCCATTGTCTTTTACTAAAAATTCTTTCGCTGTTTCTCCATCCCAAATAACACACGATTGAATTTTTGGATCTTTTAACAAGAGACGCAGCATATCCAACTTATACGGATTAATTTTTACTGCATCTTCCATAGATTACAATTATTTAAGAGAATTCAAATAGTCTGTAACAGATTGTCGTTCTGCGGTATTAATATTTCGCAATGCTGAAGCAAAATTTACACAAGAATCTGCAAAATCTTCCAAATCTCGTGCATTTTGTTCATTCAAATTAGTAATTACTTCATTTACCTTTTCTAAATCAGTAAAAAAAGTGATTTTTCCACTGGTCTGATGCTGAATAAGAGCATTAGTAATAGCCTCTTCGCTTGATTCAAGCATTGATGGTTTATCATTTGCAACTAATGGGAAAGTTAATTGCGGGTCATGATTAATAGTAATGCATACTTTACCATTTGCATTTCGAGTTAAATCAAAAGATGTTAAAGTATAAGACTTCGTGAAAAATTTCTTAATAGCCTTTGCAAAGCGAGGATTAATATTCTTCTTTTCCTTTTCTGCATGATCTAAATCAAGATTTTCACTTAACGGACTAACTACTTTTTTACCATAATATTGTCCATAAATAGCTAACACAGCTCGATACTGATTCAGTTCGGATTCTGTAAATTCTAAAATTTTATCCATTTAATTATCCTTTTTTGATTCCGTGATTGATGTCACCACGGATAAATTAAACATTTAGTTAAATAATCTCTGTCAAATTCTTTTTATTTATCCTTACTATGTTCTTAATAGTACGCTTTTATAAAGCTTTGAATGAGGATAGTTATATCATATAACATTATGAACTTAACGTTAATATTTGTGCCAAACAAATAATTCTATAAAATAAGATTATAACAATTTGAGAGTCTTTGTTAGTTTAATGATAAATGTAATACTAGATTAAGAGTTATTACTCTTTCAGCATTCCCCGTAGGACTTTACTCATGAGACAGATGAGTCAACTGTTCTTCTTATCATTTATCGAAATACTATTTTGTGAAATTATATATCAATGTAGTTATATGTTAGAAAACGTATAACGGGATTCCAACGGTAGGAATAGCTACGCCCATAAATTAATATAAGTAATTCTAATAGTATTATGTTTTTCCTGTTAACGAGAGGAGTTCGATTCTTTCCCTGATTATTTAACGAGCCTAACAGCGACTAAATTTAGGCGTGCTCGATATTATATTAAATGGTGGTTAAAAATTAATTTGTTCATACGCTTATAATTTTAGATAGTTAATAATAGTTTTTGGTATTTTCTATAGGCAAACAAATTTTAGTTATTGTCGACTTAAAAGCCGGTCGATTTTGTTGAAAACCGTTACACAAAACTATGAACAAGCCATTGGTGTTTCGCAATGCCCACTTGTTTTATTTATAGACGTCTTTGTGCCGTCTGCGTGTACTTACGACTTTGTTCTTATACTGCACATAATTTTAGGATTTCCACCTATCATCAATCAATTTCTCTAATGAGAAGAAATTTATTTCGATTCAGCGATACTTACATCATGATTTGCTGTCAATGATTTTCGTTTAAGCAATTATATTGTACAGTCGAGGGTGGAGAAGTATTTCTACGTCCATTGAACTTCCTCATTTTTTAAAATATTATACATTAAGTTAATTAATATCTTCCAACAATGACTTACACTTCTTATAGTATACATCTATACTAATAATATTCTGCGTTATTGTGACTTAAATAAGTTCCGATATTTAATATGGTCTCTTTCAATTCGTACTGGAATGTACGTAGATTGTGCCATATACAGCGATTAGGATTGCTGTCCCACCTTGCCTAGAATTCCACAACCCAGTTCTAGTCCTGAGTAACTTATTTATACGAACAACTTATATCAAATCGTTGTTTATTGAAATAGGGTTTTGGCGCCCTTCATCCGCCAGAGTCATTTGTCATACACCAGTGCAAAGCACGTTAGATATTATAGTGATATAAATGACAATCGATCACTTCTATTATATATACACTTGATTTACACAATCCCATTAAACTGAGAATATAGTCTTGCAACTATCCTTACTCTACGTCTAGATTAGCTAGGTACCGGTTCCCCTTGCATTGCGATAGACATTTCTTCATTACAATTGAAGTTTTGCATACAGTTCTTAGAACACGCAATCTACTACTCACTTACTTAGTATTATAAGTAGTACTATGTATAATATAATATAACACCTTCATATATACGTTTTTAAGCTCTTTAGAGCCAACTTCCATAGGTTGACGTATAGAACACTATGTTTGATATATTTTTAGCGTTTACAAAACCGCAAGGATGTTTTGGAGACACCCTAGGACGTTAGTCAGTCCTGCTTTTAAATTCAACCATATAGTTTGGAGCTAATGGAGGTTTTTATACTTACCCGTTTGGCAAGTTTGCAGCACGTGTTATTGTCCCTTCTTGATTCATATATTGATTATACGCGGACGATAGGTTAACGATACCTTTGCAGAGTTTAACTTATTCACTTCCGACGATACAGCAGAATAAATTGTGTCTTTATAATATAAATCATCTCCAATCGGTTCTCAATCATTATATTACATGGGTTATGCACACTCTCCCATTTTTCCTATAACTTTTCGGTTTATAGATAGTATATAAACATATAGGACTATCATACTTTTCATTAATTATATAGTTGTAGCTATAAAATTAACTAATAGTATCCTGTACTATCTTAAAAATAGATTTAATAAATATTAAATCTTTTCAGGCTTTGTAAAAGGAAGACTTACAATTGTCTTCGGCATTTGCATTGCAGGTAATTCTCTTACTCGAATATATTTAGTCTTCTCTACAATAGAAGTTTTCCATCGAGTAATAATACTATCTTTTCTTTGTATATTAATCTTAATATCTCTATCAGTATCGCGTACAACTGCTTTACCAGTATTTAAATCAAGATTAATATTAAAACCAGTTACTACTGGTTCTGTGTTGAATACTACCAAAGGCATCTTTGGCGAATCATTAGCTTTTACTGTTTGAGTATAATTGGTACTATAACCAATAAAACCACAAATAGTAAAGACAATTAATGTTAGTAATACTGTATTAAATTTTTTCATTTTGATAACGATTAAGACAACTTAGTATAATCTGCCACGGTACCAATCGGCTTCATATATAAAGCTGCAATAGTTTGTAACTGTTTTTTCATAAGCTTATCGCTTAAATCACCATAAGCTTCTTTCATTATCTGAAAGATTCCTTTACAATCAATAGGTTTATTATTCATAGATAAACCTTTTATTCCTGGTAGTTTTACTACCTTTTTAGAATCTTTCGCACAGCCCATAATTTCATTAATTAATGAATCATTATAAGCTTTAAAAAGTTCTTCATATGCTGTTTCAGTAGATTCTAATGATTTTTTATCATCTTTTGCATTGTTCTCCATAGCATTTGCTAAAAAAAGACGAACAATATCAGCTACTTCTTTATCAGTATATGAATAGGGTTTAAGTTTCGCCATGAATCTTGCATGAGATATGAACGGATTTTCCCATTTTTGAAGACTTCCGTAAGCCATGGCACGAAAGGAATTTACTAACACGTGCGGAGTATCAAGCTTAGAAAGAATTACAGCAAGAATTTCGGCAGGTTGTGCATCTTTAAGACCAAATGCATCACGTGCAAAATTAACAGCGTTTACAAGATTATTACTCATACCATTACTACCACTATGCATAGACATAATAGCACGAATATTTTCAACAACTTGTTCATCAGTCATTGAAGAATCATACTTCGGTACTTCAGTAATAACTTTTGTTTTCTTTTCAGCTTCAATCGCTTCTTTTGCTTCTTGCGGAGCATCTTTCATTGTTGCTTCGAAGTCAATTTTCATTTGTTTTGGGTCTTCCTTTACAGGTAAACCAACTAATGTAATACCTAATGCATTTGCAACTGCATCAGACATAGCATTAAACATTTCTGAATTGACTTTAATACCGGCTTCTTTGAAATCATTCTTCGTTTGTTCATTCCAATGATACAAATGAATAAATGCCATAGCATCAAATTGTGTATTCATTGCTTTACGCAATTCTTCAGGTGTATCTGGATTAGTTACATATTGCTTATGAATCATACCCATTAATTCAACGCCATGATTCAAATCAATACGTTCACCATTAGCAATACCGTTTAAGCTGCCAGCAATTGTTTGCTTATTCGGTTTGGTATCAACCATTGGTTCAACAACTTCTGCTTCAACTTCTTCGATTTTTGCCTTAACTGAAGTAGTTGTTTTAGGCTTAGTTTTGGTTTTGTCTCCTGATGTATCTTTGGGTTTTTCAACTGGTTTTTCAATTGATTTTTCTTTTTGAGTTTCATTTTTTACTTCCTCCTTTTTAGGTTCTGGTTGAGGTTCTGGTTTTGTTTCTTCAACCGGTGTAACTTCTTTTTTTACATCTTCTACTTTTGTAGTTGCTGCATTCTTAGATGCTGTTACTTTAGCAAGCTTTTCAGCTTTTCTTTCTGCTTTAGATTTCTTTGTCATTTTGATAATGTTTTTAAATTGTTAATACTAGAAATACTTAATAATTCACTTATACTGTGCATTATTCAGTCATGAATCATCTTGTATTTCATTTGTTTGTGGACTAGTAGGTAAACTAACAGTAGGTATAACTGTGTCACTCTCATTTAAATCCTTACTCGGTTCACAAAATGTCACTGTATCATTCCTTACAACAGATGATACAGGAGATTGAACCGTGGGATGAGCAGTTATTTCCTGCTGTTGGTTATTACTTTCAGTAGTCATACTATGCTTTACTGAAGCACCTACAATAAATCCAAGGCATACACCCAACATTAATTGAGTATAAACTCGTGAGTCTTTCTTAATTCGCGCGATTAAAAGACAAACGATTGCCATTACAATAAATGCAATAAAAATTTGTAGCATAAAATTATTGTTAGGATTTGTTAGTATTGATGTTATTTAATTTACGCTTTAAAATTTGTCTTGCTTTATTGAGTAGACTCTTAACAGAGCTTTCATCAATTGCAAGCTTTTCGGATATTTCTTTATAAGATAATCCATCCATTTTAGCTAATAATACTTCTCTATGAGTACGTTTAAGAGTAGGAATTAGACTCATTGCTAAATCTAATTGTTCTTTATATATAGATTTATCTTCAGGTGATAATTCTTCACCTTCTAATTGTATATTACAATTTTCATCATCTACATAATCATTTAACTTTTCATTCCTATATTTTCTAATATAATCTATTACTGTATTAATAGCAATAGTTTTTAGCCACATTTCAAATGAAATATGATTAACATAAGAATCTAATTTAGTATATGCTTTAGTAAATATAACAGATACCAAATCATCAGTTAAATCTCTATTATGAACCATATTATATGTATTTTTCCATATTAATGGTCTATAACGTCTATAGAGTCTATTAAAAGCTCTTTCTGAACCTTTTTTAGCTTGCTCTACTAAGGTAATTATTTCCTGTTCCATAAGCTAAATTTTAGTGGGTGTAGGTTAACCCAATAACCTACACCCTAATATTAGAATGGCAATTGAATAATATTATCTAAATAATAATTACTCATAACTAAATTTCTACTATGACAAACCAACCTTAAATGGTCTTGCCATTCTAATTTTTGAGAATTTCTTAAATTTAATTTATCTATCATATTTATAGCAATTCTTAATCTTACATACATTGTTTGATGCATTGGAGGTTTATTATCACACAATTTTTGTAAGGATTCCATAAATATATGTTCATTAATCCAATAGCTTAATTGAAGTACTTTTAATTTTTGGTCTGCATACATATCCCATGTAAAATTTTTAGGCATGACTGAATAATCTTTTATAATACTATTAAGATAACATACAAATCCACTAATTTTAGTACCATCATATACAGCTAAAGATTGATAAATAGTGTCTAAATTAAATTTGAAGTCCCAATCTAAATTTTTGTTAAGAATGTTAACAATCTCTTTGAGTTCCATATGACTGAATTAATTTTTTAATCTTTTCAATCACAAATCTACCTTGTGAAATTGCAATATTCTTTTCTTTTTTAAGCCAAAGAATCATACGATTATCGGCTTTGTCACAAGAACCATATAATCGTATAAGTTCTTGATATTTGCGAACAAATTCTGATTCCTCATCATCTGTTATATCACTGAGAGTACGACCTAATTCTTTGTTAATACCAGTACTTTCAATTGCAGATGTAATTGAAGGTGGTTCAAAACGATACTTCTCAGGGCAAGACATAATGTCTAATACTTCAATAGAATTTTCTGATAAATTCTCTACTTTACCGGTTTGATAAAATTTATTCAAATCGATTGCGCCAATTATTGATAATAATGGTGCTTTTCCAGCCACTCTGATGAGTATATTAATCTCTGGACTTTGAGCAATATATATGCCCTCTTTTAATTCTTTTGCCATAAATTAACTATTTTTTAAACGTAATGTATTAATTTTGTTTTTGTATCTCAAAATTATAATATTTGCTGTAGTTTTATCTACATTAAAAGATTTCATAATTTTATCTTTTAATTCAATATTATCTTTTGTAGATGTAATTAATTCACAAAATCTGTTATATTCACCAGGTTCTGTCCATTTTACATATGAAATTATTTCCATAATTATCTACAATTTTGATTATATTGCATAATTTCGGCTTTAATTTTATTCCAAAATATTGGTTTTTTAAATGCTTGTTTATATTGACCTTGTATACATTCATCAATAGCCCAATTTTTGAATATAAATTTAATTCTATTTAAGCCAATACACCATCCTACTTTACCATAATATATTTTAGAACCTTTCATATAATCTGGTAAAGACATATAAACATATTCAACATATTGTTGATATATTTTATATTTTCTAAGAATTTTTTCCCAAGCTTCAGGCATATAATGCTTGATAGCTATTCTTAAGCCTTTTGATTGATTCATTTTAATTTAATTATTAGTGTTTTTTTTGATTTGATTTACTTTTATAATTTAGTATTCTATAGTATAATCTCTCTAAAACTTTTTGCCAAAAATAAAAGCCTTCTTCAGTTCTACCCCAGTTAAATCCACCTTTAGTTATATCACTACTAGTAAAATTAGTTTCAAAAATATGTAAATCATTAAATCCACACTTTTCTTTTTGAGTATTAATTAAATTTATTAGATTTTCATGAGAAATACTATTTTTCCATGCTTTAGGATAATGTGCGCCATATTGTTTTGCTAGTTTAACTATTTCATCCATTTGATAATGATGTCTACCTCTATTCATAATTAATAAGGTTGTTCAATCCAATCTTTAGTTTCACTTCTAAAAATAGCATTTTGAAGTTTTTGAATACTATTTTTTACTTTATCAATATGATCTCTAATAGGTATAGATGCACATTGTCTTTCCATACTGTTAAGATTAGTAATCATACCAGCTAACAGCATTAATTGATGATTACGGGTACTTGCTTTTCTTTGATTTACTGTTCTCATACGCGTATAAATTTAAATTAAACAATATTATTAGTTGTGTGCTAGGATTCGAACCTAGTAATACCAACTACACACACCAGCTTTCTAGGACATTAGCTTAGCCCTGCTATACTTAGATTACGCTGCAATCCGAGTATAGTCTGTAACAAATTTATTGCCATTTAGACAATTATATGACCTATTCATTATATCTTGTTGCTAATCAAAACCAGTTAGCCCCTAATCTCTTCTTTTTTATTTAAGGAAAAGAAGAGTAGAAACCTAAATGATGTTTTTCCTTGTGCTCATAGAGCGTGGAGCTAGAGGGAATCGAACCCTCGTCTTAACAACTGTATAATGACCTAACAGTCATATAGTAGTATGAGGAACAATTAAGCTCCTCATACTTAATAAGTTAATTATATTAAATAAGTATTATTTTAATATATATTGTTTTAGCCTAAGCATATTTAAATATATATTTATAGTATGAACATAAAGTATAAACTATATAATACAGCATAAAGCATATTATTTAATATAATAAATGATAGACCTCTTTGATAGAATATAGATGTTAGCAAGTGCTCACCATTACTGGGACTCAATTGAACTAAAGGTTCTACGACACACACCTATATCTATATTTTGATAATATGTACATTTTTTCATCCTTAGATTAGTCTGATGCGCTCTCAGAGTCTAACACATTCCTTTCCATATAGTACTTGGTTACAGACTGTCTCTTTTAAAGTCATGAGAAACGACATATTATTAATCCAGAGTATTAACATTAAGTTATTTACTTGCTTTCGCATTTATCTTATAACACTTTCGGAAGTCCCTCGCGTCTATAGAACCTTCACTTCCTCTATATGTTACTACGATAAAATAGTCTTTTTAGTATTAAAACATTAGACTAGGATTAGTCGGAAATGCACCATGCGTCATCACCGTAAACAGCCTCTTTTGCGTCACGAATAGATTTGTCTTTTTCGTTCTTGAGGTCGTTAATTTTCTTATCGTATGCTTTCCAATCGCCATCAGTTTCAAACTGATTTTTCGCTTCAACAAGCGCTTCAGAATACTTTTTCAAGATATTCTTCTTTTTAGAAGCATATCTACCGGCACGTTCAGCATTTTTTACATCTTCATCTGCACGAGTTAACCGGCGTTGTACTTCACGAGCATCACGTTCAAGTTGTTCTTCTTCCATTTTCTGTTTTGCACGAGTTACAGCTGCTGATTGAACTTTTGTAGTTTCTTCATTTGCGATTGCGTCATCGAAATTGTACTTTTTTGTTTCTTCCATAATTTTAATAGTTTTGATAGTTAAACAAAATTTTGATAAACACTATATTATATAATTAATATATAATACTTTCTGGTACTACACCTTCTACAATTTTATTATAAAAAGGATGTTTGTATTGTATTTTTTGATACAATCTTTTAATCTTTTTATTTTTATTTGGAAAAGGTTTACCTATTCTTTTACATTCGACAAGTTCTTCTTTAAATGTAAAATCTTTTTGTCTTAATAATAAGTTAACGTATTCTGCCATAATTTAAAAAATTAAAATACTTAGTATGCTAATATCTATACACCAATTCCTCTAAGTACGGTCCACCATTAACAATTATCTAACATTAAAAGAGTATAAATTTTCATTTTCACGTGAATATTTATCAATCTGTCTCTTTAATTGAGATAGTTTAAAACATTTATCCATATTTACTGCTGTAACTCTATTATCTGATATAAAATCAGCAACTAGTTCAATACATTCAGAATCTGGATATTTTTGTACTCTAAAGTTTGATACTTTACCTATATCTACAGTACCATCTAATGATTTAATATATACATTCTCATTTTCATAGAATGGTATTCTTTCCATTAAAGATACTTTAGTATGAGGTATATAACCTTCAGGTGTTAAAGTAACATCATAAGTATCAATCTTTTTATGATTAATATCTTCTGATACTCTAACTACCATTTTATTCTCATCAATATAAACTATTTGACCAATAGCTTCATGACAAGGTAATAACACAAGTTGATTTATTCTAAACATTTTATTACTTCATTTATATTTTCATCAACAGTATATGTGTCACCATTTAAGCATTCAATTGTTGTACCACATAAACATTTATCAAGTGAACTTTCATCTATATATATGGCAACAATCATATTTTTGTTAATAAAAACAGATTCATTATCTTGATGAAATTCAATATAATCACTTTTCATTTCTTTTATAAGGTTTCATTTTAACATGTTTTGCTTTTTTATAATTATCCTTAGGTTTATCTTTAGGATAATCACGATATGTCTTTCCCATAGTTAACGAATCATTCCAAGTGCAAGTTTACAAAGTTCAAATATTCTATCAGCATTAATCTTACGAAGATATGCTCGTGCTTCTGTATCATTGTAGCATGAATCTACAATTTTATTTAGAATTACTTTTGCATCATCTTTATCTTTAAAATGACCGATAAATTTTGTCCAAAATGCTGCATCAAATTCAATTCTTTTTTGAGGAGAACCACAAATTGTAATAACATCATCAATGATTTTTTCAAAATCCGTACGTTCTTGTTCAGCAATTTTTAAATCTGCTTCTTCAATAACGATAGGAGTTGATGTACCATTTACAATTTTTGCAAATTTTTGTAATGCTACTCTTAAGGTAGATTCATCAACATTGTTGTTGATGCCAATAATAATTAATTTCATAAGTTAAATAATTTTAATGATGAAACTTTGCACTGCCGTAATAAATACCACAATGCTTACAATAAACTCTTTGATTAACAGGTTTAGTTATTTCCTCTTTAGGATTAAACTCAGAAACCCATTCATGTTTACCTTTTAAATAACAAGGTATAGAACCTAACACTTCCATATCAAGGTAATCTGCTTTAATAATTGCCTTGATTACTTTTAATTTCTTTTTGATTAACATTTTACATAATTTTAAAGTTTAGAGTTAATTAACGACGCCTACTGCATTAGGATTAATATTTATACTCGATGCAGCGAGTATAATTAAAGAATAACCGTAATTACTTAATTAGCCTTTAGAATAACGATAGATTAAATTATTTTTATGACTCTCACTATAGTTTTAACTCATAAGCAGGTAAGCTGTCAAGCTAACCTTATTGGAGTACATGGTTTTAACGTCTGCACGATTGTATATAGATAATGCGTCTCTTCACTATGTATACGCACAATACATAATACTTCAAGTAACTATACACTTACGCCCCACATGCTTGTCATTTTCTGAAGACGCCTTAACTGTATTTCACAATAGAGTTAAGACTAAATAAAACTACTTGGTTAAAACATGATTTAAAGTAAAGTACTAAACGTTTTTAATTGAATCTAACCGTTGGTCAGTATTTGCTTTCACAGGTTTTTCATCAGGTTTAAATAATTTATCATGTTTTTTAAATTTTTCAATTTTATTATATTTGTCTGTTATGTTATCATAAAATTCTTTTTTAGACAAATATAACTTAGCTAATGAATAAGAATCAATAGTATCTAAATCTAGATTACTATCATTACATATAAATATAATGATTTCATCTGGTATTGTCTTAAATACGCTGTCAAGCATATCTAATTCAATATTAGATTTTTTAGTATTGATTAATTCTGTTGCCACAATAACTGGTGTTAATTGTGGTTTTTGTTCTACGATAGTTGATTCAACAACTTGTCGAGATTTTTCTCTTTGTTCACGAGGATTACAACTCATTAATACAATTGACATAATAAATGTCATAATAATCATTAAATGTTTCATTTTGATAATGTTTTAAATGTTAAAAAACTACTTTAATAAATACTGTGATATTATATATTAAATATATTAATATTGCCATCATAATATAACTCATTGGATGCTCTTTAATCCATTTTATGACCAATGATATTTTCTTTTTTACCATCTTCATAGCCATTAGAATAAAATAGTATTAATGACATTATATAAGAAAAAGCAAAATTAATATAGATAATATTATCTACTAATTCATAATTGTTATAATACCATACATATATACTATTTATTGGTATATAAGTATACCATAAAGGTAAGAACATTAAAACAAAAGATATGGTAAAATAAATACCAAGAATAAAATTATAAAAATACCTCATATTGATTATATTTAAAAGTTATTAACATCCTCCATAATAAGGTGGGTCGTAATCATCATCTTGATGATTTCTAGTTGATTTAATAATAAATGCTATTACACCTATTATCAATAAGCATAATAATAAAATTTGTGTTTCACTCATGTTTTATAAATTCTTTAATATGAATAAATTTATCATTTTGTTTAATAAGTAAGGTATATTGTGTACCTTTTAAATATCCTCTTTTATACCATTCTTTTAATTTTTCTTTATTATTAAATACTGGACCAGGAAATGCTGGTTTTCCTTCTGTATAAAACCAGGTTTCAATTTTTATATTCATATTTTTTAATTTAAAATAAGTATAGTCTCATACGCTAACACTCTTGTGCCTGTAATCTTGACTATACTTATTAACAACAAAAAATATAAACTATAATGAATTATTCTTTGTTTTCATCGATAACTATTGGAGTAGCTGTCTCCATACAAGCATAATAATAAGGATAATCTGTAATATTAGCTTGAATAGTTAGACCTAATGGTAAATCACCATTAGTATTAGTACGTATACCATGCAATAATATTGTATCAGAATTTGATACAATAGTAATACCTGTGATAACTATTTTATTCATTTTTGTTTGATATTATGGAAGTATTTACATTATCAGGTTCAACATCATTGTTTCCTTCAAGAAATATAACTTTAATGTATTTTTCTTCGGCTTTTGGAGGGAAATATATGGCGACTCTTTTTATGAATCGCCATATATTTTGTGTGTTAGAACTTTTCAGGTGCATTTAATGCAGCTAATTGTGCTTCGAGTTGTTTACGTTTTTCCTCAGCTTCTTTAGCTTTAGTTGCTACTTCTTCCTGAATCTTGTTCTCTTCTTCAGTGTTTGTAACATCACTTGGTTCTTCATCTGCAATTGCACCATTCTTAGCCAAGTATGTTGCATAATCCTCGTAATCACCATTCTTGATTCTGAAGTTTTTGATAGACAACGCTCTTGCTTTGAGTGCGTTTTCACTCAATTTAGGTTGTACTTGTCCATCTTTATCCAGAATAGGCTTCTTTGTAACTTGGTCAACCAATACCCAACTTGTAATGTTAATATAATCATAGATTCTCGGCTTAATGCCATCCATGATTATTTCACCTTTTTTACCAAATTGAGAATCACGTGAACGCCTCATCAAGAATGGTTCAACTTTGATTTTAAATCTATCAACTTGATATGTTATTTTAAACATATCACCATTGTTGAATGCATTAGTTATTGCTGCTTCTTCCTCATCATTTTGAGGAAAGATATTCAGAATATACTGCGCATTAGTTCCAAGACTGATAGATTCCAACAGAGACATACCAACTGGTACGAATACACCATGTAGATAGTAATGACCAGGTTTACTGATATACTCTACAAGTTTTGCTCCTTGTTCTTTACTTAATTTGCATTCCATAACGTTATGTTTTTAAAGTTTGATACTCGATTTTATTTTGGATTCGATTACCCCACCGGGGTCTTCTCCTCCAATTCTCGACCAGGGGGACTTGATTCGTACAGGTTCACACGCGTAATAATATATACCAAATTTATACTTCACACACATCAATATATAGTAAAATTTTTATATATTTTTAATATTATAGTTAAATAATTATATATATTATTAAATATATATAATAAATGCTATTCATAATTTAACATAAATGTTAATAAAATACAAATAAAACAACACATATCAAAATAATTCGTTACCCCCAAAGGCTGGGGGGCAGGGGGTTTGATACACAGTATAACATGTTGTAAAGTAAGATGAATTATTATACTATTACTAGTAAAGATAATAAGTAGTATAGTATACTAGCATACTTAATAAAACAATATAATAATAGAAATGATTATTATAGTAAGAATAAACTAATAATAACAGATAATACTATTACTATAAAAGATGATATATAGTATACTTTTACTGATAAAGAATTATTAAAATAGATATTAGAAGAAACAAGTAGTAGTCGACGCTAATCGTAGATACCTAAGTCACTATTTAGATTATTACTCTTATTCATACTAAACACTAGTTAAAGTAATAGTGGAGTACTAAATAATACAGCTAATAATGGTCTGAATCGTAAGTCAGCACAGTTTACTGGTTCTGGGGATAGTGTTAAAAACCAGTTTTTATAATCCCCCTCATAAAATTATAGGATATGGAAAACGTACGTGAAATTAATGGTGTAAAAGTATTCAAATACCATGGTAAAGAATACGAGTTAGCAGATGAGTTAGTAAAAGGTGGTTGTCAAGGTTGCGCTTTTGTTAGTCGTATGGATTGCGCTAGTTTGGGTAAAACTCAGTATTGTACTAAATTACATAAGATATTTAAGTTGCATTTAAAATGTATTGACGAATGAGTAAAGCAAATGATAAAAAAATAGTAGAATCATTAAAAATTGGTTTTACTTTTGAGAAAGAAATTTTAGTTAAACCATTACCAACTATAATGGTAGATAAAATCGTTGTAAAACAAATACCTACTGGTGAACAAGATGAAGAAGGCAATAATTTGTACGAAACAAAAGAAGAAAAAGAAACTGTGGAATCAAATTTCGAGACTGGTGTGGTTCTCTCTCTTCCTACTGTATATACTGGCAGCATTGCTGTGGGTGATACCGTGGTTTACAATAAAAAGTTTGCTATAGACTTCGATCTTTACAAGACATCAAAATTAGTAAAACCATACGATGTTATTGCAAAAGTGATTGAATAATACGCGTATATTTCTTTATACGCATAGCCCGGCTCAATGTCGGGCTTTTTTATTAATAAATGTTAAAGTAAACCAACAATACGCATTATTTGCGTTATGTTTAATGTATGGCAATTATGGATACAATAACTATAAAAACCATTATAATTTTATTTTATATAATATTTATAATTATAATATATTAGTACAATGAAGACATATAAAGTTATTAAACCCTTTAATAATGCAATCAAAGGTGATATTTTCTTTTGTGATCCTGATTATGATGAAACGGTTTATCAATTAGAACGTAATGAAGTAATCGATAATATTCAATCATCTGTATATATGGAAATATCAAAAGATATTATAGATGAATTTGTTAAAGAAGGTTATCTTATAGAATGTAATGAAGAAGATACAGATGTAGAAGAAGACAATTCATTAAATATCGTTCTTGAATATGTAGAAAGCTTAATCAATCAATACTCTCAAGATTATAACAATATGCTTAAGTCTTTTGAAGATGGTGATATTCAACCTTGTGTAAAAGTAGAAGCAGAAACAGTATATTATAATCTTAATAAAGTATTGAATTCGATTAAAGATAAAATTTATGAACAAATTGGTTAAGACTGTCGATAGAAAAGACCTTAACTATGCGTTTTTAGATTCTTTGAACGGTATACTCAAATTGGCTAAAAGAGAATTAGAATTACTTACGAAATTAGTAGAGATTGACATGACTCATGATTTTGAAGAAGACGGTAGCAAAGATGTAATCTCTACTATAAATCGTAAGAAAATTCATAACGAAATGGGTTTAGCGTACGATAATTTGAGTAGATATTTAAAAGGTTTTAAAAAGAAAGGTTTACTAATAAAAAATAATACAAATGACGGTTGGATAGTAAACCCAATATTAATACCAGAAATAGTTAAGGATAGAGTGCAAATAACAATAATAATAAGAACAAATGGGTAAGTATTTAAGAACTTATAAACAGTATCCTCCAGGTTCTTTATTAGTTACTAAAAACTATAGTTTGCTTAAAAGATTCTGGTACTGGATAAGAAGAAAAAGGAGACCTTATAATTTTCTATATATTCTACCTACTAAAGCTGATATTACTATAAGTAAATTAGATTTACTACTTAATGACTATTTTTTATTTATACCTAAAAAACCGTATAATAAGAAAGAGCAAAGACAATTGGAAATATTGGCAGGTAGTTGTAAAACAACAGAAGATTATTTTGCAGTTATAAATATTATAAGACCAAATACTGTCGATGATAATAAAGATTTAGATCAATTAAAAGATAATCTTTACTATACTAAGTATTGGTTAGATGAAGAACCATTTCAAAATGTGGAATTACACTCGTGAAAAACAATTGGCAATATATACTGAAATCGGTAAAAAATATAACTTACCAAGACAAGTAATAGAAGTTATATGTAATAGTCCTTTTAAATTTGCTAAAGAGCGTATGTCAGATGATTCAGATACTAAATCAATTATGTTTGCTTACTTATTTAAAATTAAACCTAAAAAGAAATATTTAAATGGACAAGGTTTTGTTAAGCTCAAAGAAAATGAATTGGGAAACTCCACAAAAAATGTTTGATAAATGGAACGAAGAATTTCATTTTACTTTAGATCCGTGTGCAGAAGTATCTACTGCTAAATGCGATAAGTTCTACACAATAGAAGACGATGGTCTTACTAAAGATTGGTCTAATGAAGTAGTATTTTGTAATCCTCCATATGGTAAAAATGTAAGCAAATGGATTGAAAAATGTTATAATGAATCATTAAAAGGTACTACAATAGTTTTACTAATTCCTGCAAGAACAGATACTAGATATTTTCATAAGTTTATTTATAATAAGCCAAATGTAGAAATACGGTTCTTAAAAGGTAGACTATGCTTCTTACTTGATGGACAAAGATTAAATCCAGCGCCATTCCCTAGTATGTTAGTAATTTTTAATAATAAAAAAGATGAGATTAATTAAACCGAAAGTAGAAATATTAGATAATCTTAATGGTACAGATATATTAAAAAGAATAGAACAAGTAGCTAGAACTTGTTATAAATCCGAAGATAAAATATCTGAAGATGATTCATCTGCTAGAAAATTAGTAACTAATCTGATTAATTCTAAACATGAAGCAATTTTAGAATTTATAGATATTACTGTTAAATTTACTTGTGATAGAGGAGTAAGTCACGAATTAGTAAGACATAGAATAGCATCGTTTGCTCAGGAATCTACTAGGTATTGCAATTATAGTAAAGATAAGTTTGATAATGAACTTACTTTTATAATACCTAGTTGGCTAAGTTGGAAAGAGGAAACTATAAACAAAGGAGATTTTGAGAAATCTGGAAGTGGTTCTGTAGATAGTCAATTATTTATCATTAATCTTTTAAATGCAGAAGATTCCTACTTAAGATTAATCAAAGAGGGCTGGAAGCCTCAACAGGCTCGTATGGTATTACCAATGTCTATTAAGACAGAAATTAATATGAAATGTAACCTACGTGAATGGCGTCATTTCTTAGATTTAAGATGTTCTCAAGCAGCTCATCCAGATATTAGAATGTTAGCTTTGGATTTACTAAAACAATTTCATGAAGTAATTCCTATAATTTTTGACGATTTATACGATAAATATGTTAAGTGAATTTATAAAAGATTGTCTTAAACCAATGCATACTTTTCATTGGTTACTAGAAATACCCATAGAACCAGTATTATTTAATAATATGATGTTTTGGATAGCGTATAACGATAAACGACTGATGATATGACATACGAAGAATCTAAAGTAATGTGGCAATTAGAAAAAATGAGTTTTGATGAAGCTAAAAAGAATGGTAATATTACTTATGGCTTAAATCATCTTTACCATATAGCCGATAAGCTTATAATGAGTAATAAGCTAAAATATGATGAATTTTGTAACAATATGGCTGATGAATTAGCAAAAGCCGGTAATGGTGAACCAGAAGAAGTAATGAATACTGTAGTAACTAATTTAATAGATAAATATGAGCAAATCTCTTAAATACGATAAAGATAAAGTAAGAATGGATTTGGTACCTTTAGAATGTGTAGAATCTATTGCTAAAGTACTCATGTATGGCGCTAAGAAATACGCTGACAATTCATGGCAAGATTTACCTGATTTTTGGAAGAGATATAAAGCTGCTTTACTTAGACATCTAACTGCAATAGATAAAGGCGAATTAATAGATCAAGAATCTGGTCTATATCATATAGACCAAGTATTAACCAATGCTATGTTTTTAAGTTGGGGATTTCATCACGGTAAAGCAATAAGTATTAACACTAAAGATATTGACAATGGAACTGAAATTTAAAAAATTAGATTATAAAACAACAGATAAAGATGGTAATGAAATAGAGGTAAAATCAGAAGGTGTTTTACCTACTAAAGCTACAGATGGTTCAGCTGGTTTTGATTTATATTCTACTCGCATTACTCAAGAAAGAGATAATAGTAATAAACCAGTGTTTGTATATCATACCGATATTGCTGTTGAAATACCAAAAGGTTATGTGGGTTTACTATTTCACAAATCTAGTGTTGCCAAAAGATCTATAATGCTTACTAATGCGGTAGGAGTAATAGACTCTAAAAAATAATAGCTAAAATAACAATATATCGAAGAAACCTATTCTATTATTTTACGTTATTATGATAAAATAAAAATTATGATAACGAAAATATGCAAATATTGTGGAAAAGAATTCCAAATGATAAATTGCAGAAAAGATACTGCAAAATATTGTTCTAAAGAATGTGCGAATAATTCTCGCAAAGGTGATTTTAACTGTAAATGTGAAATATGTGGTAAACCTTTACATAGAAAACCTTATACATTGAAAAAGAATAAACATATTACATGTTCTACAGAATGTTTGAATAAACTCAAATCAAAATTATATTCCGGAGAAGGTAATCATCAGTATGGATTAAAAGGTAAATTAAACGCAAGTTTTAAAGGTAACCTAGTAAGAAGAAGAAACAATAATGTAACTGATATTCTTGTTTATGAACCAACGCATCCATATTGTAACAAAGACGGAAGAGTTAAATTACACAGACTTATAGTAGAACAAAATTATCAAAAATTTGATAGTAAATATTTTGAAGAAATAAATAATAGAACGGTATTAAAAAAAGATATAGATGTACACCATTTGAATTTTAATCACGACGATAACAGAATCGAAAATCTAGTTCCTCTTACTAGAGGAGAACATACTACACTACACAATGCAAATAGTATAATTACTAGAAATAATTTAAATGGTAGAATAATTGGAGTCTTTAAACGGGGTGAATTGCTGGAAAGTCCAGAAGTGGATAATCAGCAGCCAAGCCAACCTTTAACAAAGTTGGAAGGTTCAGAGACTAACAG